ATGGTTCTAACGGTATTGATATGCAGTCAGGTGCTATCTCTATTAAAAACTCTGGAGCACAATCATATGTTAGATTTTATTGTGAATCTTCTAACGCACACTATGCTCAACTACAAGCTCCTGCTCACTCAGCATTTAGTGGAAACATAACACTAACATTACCTGCCACTACAGATACATTAGTAGGTAAGACCACCACAGATACACTAACAAATAAAACGTTTGGTGACAATACTAGCTTTGGTGATAACAATATAACTAACGTTGGTGACATTGCACTAGACTCTATTAGTGCCGATGATACAGATATTAACGTTGCTGTTACTGATAACTCAGCCACTGCATTTACAATCAAACAAGGATCAGATGCTTATCTTATAATTGATACGGCTAACAGCAGTGAGTCTGTATCTATTGGTACTGGTATATCTGGTACAGCTATCACATTAGGTCACAGCACCTCAGAGGTAACAGTAGCAGACAACCTTACAGTTACAGGTGACTTAACTGTATCGGGTACAACTGTAACAGTAAACTCTACCACTGTAAATCTTAACGATCATAACATTGTTCTTGATAGTGGTAACAGTACATCTGCTGTAGTTAATGGTGCAGGTATTACAATAGAGGGCGGTAGTGGTGATGATGCTACGTTTACTTACAATACTACAGGTCCAAAGTTTGAGTTAAAGCTGGGTTCTAATCACGAGGACTTACAGGTTGATCAACTTATAGCAGCTTCTTTAGATATATCTGGTAACGTAGATGTAGACGGCACACTTGAGGCAGATGCAATTACAGTAGATGGAACTGCTCTTAATACAGTTATAGCAGGTGTTACTGTTACTGATGCAACAAACGCCGCACACGTTCTTGTCACAGATAATGAAAATACAAATGAAGATAACTTAATTACATTTGTAGAAAACGCTACATCTAGCACAGGCAATGTCGGCTTGGAGATGGATGGGGATCTAACCTACAATCCAAGCACAGGTAACTTGACAACAACAAAAATTACAGCCAACGGTGGTGTAGTTGTTGACAACATAACAATTGATGGCACAGAGATTGATCTTAGCTCTGGAGACTTGACAGTTGATGTAGCTGGTGATATAATACTAGACGCAGGTGGTGGTGATGTAAAGTTTGCTGCTGCAGGTACAGAGATACTTAGTGTCACTAACTCATCTAGTGATGTAATTATTAAACCTATCGTGGATGCTAAAGATATAATCTTTCAACAACGAGATGGTACAGAGGTAGCTAGGGTAGAGGACAATGGTACGTTTAACGTTGTCACAGATAAACTAGCAATAAACGGAACTGCTGTAACTGCCACTGCAGCAGAACTAAACTTGATAGATGGTGGTACTTCTGTTGGTAGTTCAATAACACTAGCAGACGCTGATGGTTTTATAGTTAACGATAATGGAACAATGAAAACTATTCCAGCATCAGATGTAAAAACTTATGCAGCAGGTAGTGCTGCCACTAAAGGATTTGCTATTGCTATGGCAATAGTATTTGGATAAAAAGGAAAAGGTAAATGGCAACTCCAAATATAATTAATGTAGCAACTATTACACCAAAGGTGGCAGTTGGTGCAGTGACAACAAGTAGAGCAGACATTGTTGATGTACCTGCAGAAAACTGTGCAAAGATAAACACGTTAATGATATCAAACATAGATGGTACAAATGCTGCTGACATTACCGTTGAGGTAAGTGTAGATAACGGATCAAACTATGTTAAGATAGCTAACACAATATCTGTACCTGCTGATGCAACTTTAGTTGTTGTAGGTAAAGACAACGGATTTTATTTAGACGAAACAGATCTACTCGCTGTTACAGCTTCTGCTAACAGTGATCTAACATACTTGGTTAGTTACGAACTTCTAGTAGACTAAAGGTAATTAATAATGCCCAGATACAACGGTGGTTTTATAGGCACTGATGGACCAGATGCACCTGATCCACCCACAGATGTTACACCCACTGCAGGTAATACAGAAATTAGTATAGCGTTTACTGCTCCTACTGATACAGGCTCATCTGATATAACAGGGTTTGTTGCACAGGTTGCTTCAAGTGGTGATAACTATAGTGCAGGTTCTAACACAGGATCATCTTCCCCTATTGTTGTGAGTAGTTTATCTAACGGTACATCTTACACTGCTAAAGTGTGGGCTATTAATGCTTACGGCACATCTGCTGCAAGTGAAGCTAGTTCTAGTGTTTCACCTTTTGCACCAAGAGGTATCTTTGCAGGTGGAATAGGCCCACAAAATAATATTGAATACATGAGTTTTGCGAGTACTGGATCAACTACTGATTTTGGTGATTTAACCACAGGTAGAAGAAATCAAGCAGGATTATCTTCTCAAACAAGAGGTTTGTTTGCTACAGGAGAGAAATCAGGTGGAGTTGCTAGAGTTGATGATATAGACTACATTACAATAGCATCAACAGGAAACGCTCAAGATTTTGGTAATGCAACGCAAGCCACTAAGCAACAAGGTGCTGCTGCTAACACCATCACTGGTATTCTCGCAGGAGGTGACACTGGTAGCTATGAAAACAGAGCCGAATATATTACTATAGCTACTACAGGTAATGCAGTAAATACAAATGGACTTAGTGTTAGTAGATCACAGTTAGCAGGGTGTTCAAATGAAACAAGAGCAATTTTTGGCGGTGGTTATAACGACAATAGTCTTAATTTTATAGACTTTTTACTATTTGCTTCAAGTGCTGATGCCACAGATTTTGGAGACTTGACTGTTGCAAGATATTCTCTTGGTGCTGCTAGTAACTCTACTAGAGGTGTATTTGCAGGTGGAGGAACTAATAGTGCAATTAAAAATGAAATAGATTATATTACAATGTCTAGCACAGGTAATGCTACAGACTTTGGCGATCTAAACTCTGGTAATGGTTATGGTGTTGCAGGATGTGCTAATAGCACCTTTGCTTTATTTGGAGGTAATAGCACCACCCAAAATAGGATTGAAAGTATACAAATAGCGAGTACAGGTAATGCTACTGATTATGGAGATTTAGGTTACGATGGTGGCTATAGTGCAGGTTGTTCTAACGCACATGGAGGGCTTTAACTATGCCTAACTTTAATGGCGTGTGGTCACTCACAACACAGTTGCAGTATAGATCAGATTGGCCTATATTTTTTCCAAGTCAAGGTAGGATGCTATCTGCAGGGGGGTTAGATGGTTCAACTGCTATTAACACTATTGTATCTATAGACATAAATACAGGGGGAGCAAACGCAGTAGACTTTGGAGACTTGACTCAAGCTAGGCACAGCCCTAGTGGTTGCGCCTCAACAACAAGAGCTTGTTTTCAAGGCGGGTCTACCTCTGGAAGTTTTTTCCCTGTTAATACTATAGATTATGTAACTATTGCAAATGCAGGTAACGCTACAGACTTTGGTAATCTAACAAATACCCCTCATATAGGTGCTTCATGTAATAGTGCTACAATAGGTTTATATGCAGGGGGTTATGCTAACAACTCTACTTATTATAATACAATACAAAAAATTACTATAGGTTCTACAGGCAATGCGTCTGACTTTGGCGATCTAAGTGCCGCTGTAAGAAATCTTGCAGCAGACTCCTCATCAACAAGAGGTTTGTTTTTTAGAGGTTTTGATGGTAGCTCTAGTAGAAACGTTATTGATTATGTTACAATAGCTTCTGACGGAAACGCTTCTGACTTTGGAGATAGTAATTACACTGGCCCTGCTTTTGGGGCATGTGGAAGTGGAGTAAGAAGTTTAATCCCACAAGCTTCAAATCAAGTTCATGTTGAGTATGTAACAATTGCAAGCACTGGTAATGCAACTGATTTTGGAGATTTACCCACTTCCGTACCCAATCAAAGTTCGGCTGCAAGTAGCGCAACATTAGCTATATTTCAACATTCAGGTTCTAATACTTTAAGCCAAATGACTATAGCAACAACTGGTGATGGAACAGACTATGGAGACCTTGACTCCACAGTAGGATACAGAGATTCTACATCTAGCAGCAACGGAGGGGTGCAGTAATGTCAATTAAAGACTTCACAGCTAACGTTATATCTGCTACTAAAGTAGTGCCTAATGGCAATCTTACAAATAGTGCAGCATCAGGTGTGTGGTCACTTGAAGAAGCTTTTGATCTTACTAAAGGTGATAATTGGCCTAATGCAGCTAACTTAGCCCCTCGTGCTTTATTTGCAGGAGGCTATACTGGAAGCACTAGAGTAAATGTTATTCAAAAATTAGATCCTTCATCAGCAGGAGACGCTTCTGACTTTGGAGATCTTGATGCAGCAAGGTTTTTGTATGCAGGTGTCGCATCAACTACTAGAGGTGTATTTATGGGTGGCATACCTACATCAGGTGATCAGAATGTCATACAGTATGTTACAATAGCTACTGATGGCAATGCTTCTGACTTCGGTAATTTAACAGGTGATTTTTATGACGGTGGTGCAGCAGGAAGTAATACGAGAGGCATTAGTGGTGGGGGTAACCATACAGGGGGTTACAAAACTCTTGAGTATATTACCATAGCTAACACAGGAAATGCTACAGACTTTGGAGATTTATCTACAAATAGACAAGAAACAAGGTCAGCAGCCTCAACTACAAGATTTGTTTGCAGCATGGGATCAGGGGGTAGTTATCAAGGCGATAACACTATAGATTATGTAACTATAGCAAGCACAGGCAATGCATCAGACTTTGGCAATCTTACAGTTGCAAGAAGATCAGGATGTTGTATGAGCAATAATACACGAGGCATTACAGCAGGAGGTGATGGTGGTAGTTCCAAACAAAATGTAATAGATTACATTACCATAGCAAGCACTGGTAACTCAACAGACTTTGGAGATATGTCACTTTCAAAATGGTATCCTGCAGGTACTTCTCATGGTGATACTGGACTTATTGCAGGAGGTGATACAGATTCGTCAACTACAAACAACATCGAAAAAATAACAATAACTACTACAGGTAATACTACGGACTTTGGAGATTTGACAGCAGCGTTGCAAAGTTTTGCAGCTTGTTCCAACGGTCATGGCGGTATAGCAGCATAAGGAAAAAATAAAACATGTTAAGAGACTTATCAAAAACTTATAACGAGGATCAGACACAACTGGTCACACAAGACATAGACATTCAGCTACCAATGTCAAAGCCTGAATACAAATCTATGTTGGCTAATATTAAAGAACATGCTCCTGCCATACGACAGGCATCAAGCAACTTCTATAAGTCTCACTCACAGATGATGAGTGTAACACTGGACGTTACAGCTATCACACCTATACGTTCTATTAAGCACAGTCTAGCTGAGATAGAGAAAACTAAGGCTGCGCTACAAGAGTCCTACTTTAAGATGAAAAAGGATGAAGTAAAACTAAAGAAGCTAGAACGTAAACTATTAGAAGAGACTGACCCACTAGAACAAGAGATGCTAGAGATTAAGATAACAGAGAAGCAAGCACAGGCTGCAAGCTCTCGTAATTATGTTGAGGGTGCAGTACGTAAACTAAACTTCTTTACTAACCAGTACGATAACCTAATGGAAAAGATAGGTAAAGAAGAACTGACAGAAGAAGACTACGAGCTAGAAGAAATTAAGTATCACATTATGACTTGCATGAAGCAAGCACTCAACAGTGCAAGACCACGTAACGGTGTCATTGATGAGGGTAACATGATTTACTTGTTTGATTTAGGTATCAATGCAGCACAGGCACAGGCTGAAGTGTTTGCTTACCTAGAGTGGGAAAACAAGATAGTACAAGAAGGTAAAGCGCCAGAGCATCACCACACAGTGCAGTGGCTAGAAGCTTGTGCAGATAAGTGGGCGCATTGCCCAGGTGACTTTGCTAACAGTCGTGGATTTAATATACTAGATAAAACATCTTTAACAAACACACCACAACTAGAGGATAAGACAGATGGCTGACATTACACCAGAGCAATTAGAGGATATGTTAGATCGTGCTGCTAAAAAAGGTGCGACTGCAGCTTTGCGTGAGATAGGTTTACAGGATGAAGATGCAGCTAACGACATTAGAGATATGCGTGGTTTGTTAGAGGCATGGAGATACACTAAGAAAAGCATATGGGCTACGACAGTAAAGATGGGAACCGTAGCCGTGTTAACATTCTTAGCTACAGCAGTTTGGATGACGTTTAAATAATACATACCAAGAGTAGGGAGAGGACTCGTGGACCCAGTTACCATTATCGGTGGTGCAACTGTTGCGTTTAATGCGCTAAAGAAAGGCTTTCAAGTAGGCAAGGATCTACAAGATATGTCAGGACAGTTGACCCAATGGGCAGGTGCTATGAGTGATCTGTCCTACGCAGAACAGAAAAATAAAAATCCTCCGTGGTGGAAAGCACTAAACGGACAATCTGTTGAAGCAGAAGCTTTGGCTATATTTACAGCTAAAAAGAAAGCTGAAGCCATGCGAAAAGAGCTAAAGGATTGGATTAGTTTTAGCATGGGGCCATCTGCATGGGATGAGCTTATAGCTACTGAGGGTAAGATACGTAAACAAAAGAAAGATCAAGAGTATCGTAAAGCAGAAATACAAGAGGCAATAGTTACTTGGACTCTTTCAATACTGATAATACTAACTGGGGCAGCAATGCTAGGTTTCATAATATACATGGTGACATAAATGGCTAAGTTTAAAGGTTTTACAAATCAACAAACACATCAACTGCTAAGTGAGCTTGGCTATGATGGTCCTGTAGATAAAGAGATGATGGATGCTTTTGTAGCAGCCACACCATCTGCTGCATCTATGCTAGGCCGTTATAACGAAATGGCTAGAGATCGTATTGAAGGTAGACCAATGTCTATGGGCTTTCAAGGCGGTGGTAAAATAGTAAAACCTAGTTCGCGAGAACTTATAGAAGCTATTAGTGGCAAATCTTTAAAGGAGACACAGGCTGATGGTAGTTATGCTGCTCTATCTAAACAGGCATCTGATTTACTATATGGTGTTGTAGGATCTAATCAAGACACTCGTAATTGGAATGCTATTATGGCATCTGATAATATTGTCGCTGCTGCTCAACAAGCCACAGGTCAGATGTATGCAAGCAATGCTCCTGACCCTAATATAACTAGTAAATCAACCACTGATTCAGAAAAACTAGGAACAAAAAATACACAAGGAGAAACAATAGAGTATTTTAATGTAGGACAAACATTTAATAAACCTAGTATAGTTGAAACAAATATTGGTGGCGCTAAAGGATTTGCTATAGTAGATGCAAATGGACAAATATTACGTAATTTACCAACGCTAGAACAAGCCCAAAAAGCAGGTGTTAACTTTGGTGTTGGTGCTGATGCAAGCGCAACTAATCTTTTAGCTACAACTACAGGTACAGGCACTACAGGTACAGGTATAACGTCAGAGCTACCTGATGAAATAACTACAACTGATGATGATCTAAAACAAATTACTGAAGGATCTGCCACACAGCCAGACTTTACAGGAACTCCATTTGATACTACCACCGCTACTGATTTAGGTTTACGCACTGATTTAACTACAGCACAACCACAAACACAACAAACCGATGTTACAATACCAAAATTTGCGGCTGGTCAGGGTCAGACACAATTAGATCAGGCACAACAGGCATACGCTGATGCACAGAAAACATTAACAGACGCACAGCAAGCGTTTAACAAACTAACAGATCCATCAGATTTGTACACTGATCCTGATGCTGCTATAGAAGCTGCTTTTCAAACAGACTTTAATGAAGGTACAGAGGGTAGAAACAGAAGAATAGCAGATGATAAAGCTTGGGCTAAAACAACTGTATCAGAAATGACTAATGTTGTAGACCCAAAGGATTACAAGTTAGGTACTTTTGTACACACTAATGGTAAGACTTACATACAACTAGAATATCCTGACGGAACTATTGTTAAAACATTTCACAATAATAACAGTTATGCTATTGGACGTGCTAACATATTAGCTGCAGCAACTATTGCATCTAGAAATATAGTATCAGAAGAAGAAAAAACAAGATTAACAAATGAGTATGATGCAGCAAAACTAAACTTAGAAAATGCACAGTCTCTTATAGAAACTACTTACGGAGACTTAAAATCTGCAGAAGAACGCATGAAGGTTACTGACATACCTACCGTAGCAGAATCTCTAGCACAAACAATAAGCTCACCTCAAACACTTGTAACTAAACAAGATGTATCTTTACTTAAAGTACAGAATGGTCAACTTATAGACAAAGGCACAGGTGAAGTAGCTAGTATAGATGATATTATTGCAGCACAGGCAACGCTTGCAGATGCAGTAAACTCACCATCAGTCAAAGCAGTTCGAGGCTATCTAGCTAGAATGTCTCCAGATGAAATAAATATAAAGTACCCACCTGCACCTATAGGAACTCCTGAAGAGGATTTAGTAGAGTATGTAGCTAGACAACAAGCACAAGTAGCACAGGATGCTACAGATGCAGCAGCAGCCATCTACACTGCTTACATGTCTCAAGCAAAAGTTAAAACTGCACTAGAAGAGTTTGCAGCCAAGACAGGTACACTGTCTGATGACGCTATAGCTAAAGCTGCTACTATGCCACCAGAAGAGTTGGCTCAGTTAGACTTAGATCCTAAAACTTTAGAAGAAATAAGAGAAGTACAAAAAATAACTAGAGATATACAGGAGGGTGAACTACCTGATCCAGCTACCTTTGATGAGATTGTACAAGCTCCAGATCAACAGATTACAGAACCTGTAGAGGAAGTAGATGCTGCTAAGTTTGCAACAGACACACCTATAGCCACACCTCAAGTTGATTACACATTACCACCTACACAGTCAGCTACTGCAGAGGCTACACGAGTAGAGAATGCTGCAGAGTTTTCTGAGATAGCAAACGCACAGCAAAAACAAACAGAGTTTGTGCCTGACATAACAGCAGAACAAGCTACAGTTGTAGATGCAAATGAAATAGTAGATGTAAACAACATATTGAACACAGAGGAAATTGTCGTAACTGGACAAACACTCAGTGGACTAAACGAAGCAGCCACACTAAAAGCACAGACTGCTACATTCACACAACAGTTAGAAGCACAGTTCACTAAGGGTGAAGTTAGCCCACAGTCTACAGTATCTTTCCAACTAGAAAAACTTATGGATTCGTTTAACGATGGTACACCTGCGTGGGCTGCAGGAGCACTACGTAAAGTAAACGAAGTTATGAATGCTAGAGGTTTAGGTGCTAGTTCTATGGCAGGGGCAGCTATGATACAGGCTGCTATGGAGAGCGCCATACCAATAGCACAGGCTGATGCGTCTATCTTTCAAGCTATAGACATGGAGAATATCCGTAATAAACAAGCTGTAGCTTTAGCTAACGCTGCTGCTGCACAGAGGTTTGAGCTAGAAAATTTAAACAACCAACAAGCGGCTGCTATACAGAATAGCACCAACAATGCAAATCTGCAGTTAACTAACTTGAGCAATACCCAAGAGGCAGTGTTAGCACAAGCACAACTGAGAGCAGGTCTAAGAAACCAAAACCTAAACGTGTCACAAAACGTTGCTTTAGCAAATGCAGCTAGGTTTGCAGAAGTAAACAATCTAAACTTAACTAACAGACAACAGGCATCTATACTAGAGTCCACACAGGCACTTGAAGTAGATCTTACAAACCTGTCAAACGCCCAGCAGACTGCGCTATCTAATTTACAAGTCAAAGCGTCTATGATGGGGCAGGTGCTCAGTAATGAGCAGCAGGTAGCTGTGCTTACAAGCACACAAGCATTTGAAACAGAAATGCAAAACGCTACAAACAAGCAACAGGCATTCATACAAGATGCTGTGGCTGCTGCTGCTATGCAAGGTAGAGTGTTGGATAACAGACAACAAACATCTTTGTTTAATGTGTCTAACCAGATTCAAGAACGTGAAGCAGAGTTGAGCAACGAACAACAAGTTCGATTATTTAACATGACTAACAAGTTAAACATTGATGTAGAAAACTTGTCTAACCGTCAACAGACTGCATTGGCTAACGCACAAATAGAAGCGGCTATGCGTGGACAAGAACTTACTAACGAACAACAAGTAAATGTCATACGTGCAGATCGTATTGCTGAGATAGCTAACTTACAGTTTAGCGCAGATCAGACTCGTGTATTACGTAACTCAGAACTAGTACAAACCTTTGACATAACTAATATAACTAACGAGCAAGCTAAATTATTAGCAGACGCAGCAGCACTAACACAAGTTGATGTAACTAATCTGTCTAACGAGCAACAAGCAGCACAACAAAAAGCAAATGCGTTTTTATCACTGGACTTGTCTAACATTGACAAGCTACAACAAATGGAGTTGTTTAAGGCACAAGAGTCAATACAAAGTATCTTTAGTGATCAAGGTGCAGCTAATGCAGCAGCACAGTTCAACTCGTCTAGCCTAAACCAAACTAGACAATTTATGATGAATCAAGATTCACAGATAGATATGTTTAACAATGCACAGATGAATGCTATGAATCAGTTTAACACAGGTGAGCTTAACTCTATTTCTAAGTTTAATCAAGAGCTAGAAAATCAAAGAGATATGTTTAACGCACAGAACCAGTTAGTCGTGGCACAAGCTAATGCACAGTGGCGGCAACAGATAGCCACCATAAACAATCAAAATATAAACGATGCTAACATGAGGGCTGCTGCTGTAGCTAACAACTTAACTGCACAAGGTATTGCAGAGTTATGGCAACAAGAGCGTGACCTAATGAACTATGCTTGGACTACATCAGAGAAACAAGCAGACAGAGAGTTTGAGTTAGTTAAAGCAAAAATAAATAATGATGCTGCTGGTGATGCTGCATTCTCAGCAGCCACAGGTACGTTTTTATCTGCTGTAGTTGGCGCTGTTGGAGAAGCAGGTGGCATAGGTAGTTTCTTTTCATAAGGTAAAATAAAATGGCTGAACAATTAGGATTAGGTGAAATAATCAAAAACTTCTTGGGTATTGGACAAGAGGATAAAGAACCATCAGGTGCTGTAACCTCAAGTCTGCGTCCTAAAGCTAGACCTACAGGATTGATGTCTAGTCCAAGACCTGTGCCTAGACCTGAAGATGATGATGACGATGATGACAAACCAACTGACCCGATAGCAGCTACCACAGATACTATTACCATGATGAATAACTATGACGATAGCGAGGATGAGGATCAAGGTGTTGAGTTAGATAGTGCTAGTCTGCAAGAGCTACTAATAAACCCAAACTCTCTGTACGATAGACATGGCACCACCGTAAGAAGGCTTTCTAGGTTTGGTAATGAAGTACCGAAAGTGATGCAACAAAAATTAAAATCTCCAGTAGTAAATGATTTACTAGTTGATGTGACAGCTATGTTAGCTAAAGAACAGTCAGAAAGTAGACCACCAGATCCTGAAACATTTATAGAACCGCTTCCTGAAGAACCTGTAGAGTTAAACAATAAACAAATACAACAAAAGCTAGTTGATGCAGGTTATAATATTAAGGTAGATGGTATTATAGGTCCACAAACAAAGAAAGCCATCAAAGCTTTTCAAAAAGAAAAAGGTTTAAAAGTTGATGGTATAGTAGGTAAGAACACAACAGCAGCGTTAGTAGGTGTACCAGAGATTGAAGTAGAAACGTTAGAGCCTGGCGAGGTAATATATGACGATGACTTTTTAGCTCAACAATCTTTAGTTCCTAAACAAGCTAGTATTGTTCCTGGCGTTTTTAATTTTGGTGAATCCACTGCTGGTAGATATTTAGATTTAGTAAAGTCAACCCCTGCAAAACTTTTACTTAGAAATATATTTGGTTTAGATAGAAATGTATGGACAGGTAAAAAAACAATAGATGAAACATACTTTACAGACGGTGAGTTAAATCATTTTAGAGAAATGTGGAATAGGTATGGAGAGGGAACAGTAACTAGAGGACAGCAGATAGATACAGCAAAAGATATTTTAAAAGTTGCAACTGGTGAAAGCGATTCTCCTTTAGGTTTACCTCCTGCCATGAGAGCTTATTATTCTGTGGGTGACACATTTTTGACACAAAGAGATAATGGGGATGTTATAGTAAAAGATACATATGATTATAATATATACACTGACTACTCTGTAGAACCAAATAAAAAAGGTAAATATCCTATTCTTGACACAGAAGAGTTTGAAGAAAAATATTCTACAGCAAAAGGTGTAATTGATACAGCAAATGCATATAGACAAGGTAAAATAGGTTTTCTAGATGTTGCACACAACATGGGTTTTTTGTTAGGCTCTAGAGATTATAAAGACTCAAGTAAAGATGATGGAACACCTATGCTTATAAATATCGGCAATCCAGAAACGTGGGGTAACTAACATGATGGGTCTACCACTAGAACTAATCACTATGCTTTTCTCCACCGTGTTAGGTGGGGTTATGTCCATATGGGGGCAGTCCATAAAGGCTAGAGAAGCTAACAACAAGATGCTTTTACAACGTGCTAACTTTAGAAAAGAAGCCGTAGCTGAAGCACGTAACGCTGGCAAAGATGACAAACACTTTGCTTGGACTAGAAGATTAATAGCATTAGGTGCAGTATTTAGTATTATTGTCTTGCCAAAACTAGTCGCAGTGTGGTATCCTGATGTCAGCGTTTATGTAGGATATACAGAAGCAACTGGTGGTATTATGAACTGGTTGTTTGGGCCAGATGAAGCTATACAGTGGAAAGTGGCTAAAGGCTTTGTAATCACACCACTAGATACACACATCGTATCAGCCATAGTAGGATTATACTTTGGCGCTGGGTTTACTAAATAGGAAAAGAAAATGGCAGTATCAGATTTTGGAGCACCAATACCAGGAAACTCTTTGTTTACACATGCGCCAGGTGAGCGTCCGTGGGAGCGTCCTGTAGACATAGATAAGGTAGAGGATGCTATAAGTTATTACATGACTAGTCTATCTCAAGAGGATATCATGGATGACCTGATGGTAGCCATAGAAGCTGGCGTAGCTATCAACCCGATATCAGAGGCTATAACTTTGTCGCAGGTTATGAGAGGTAAACACAACCTAGATGTAGCCTTATTAGTAAAACCTGTGGTCATGGAGTTTTTAGCTGCAGTCGCTGAAAGCAATGAGATTGACTATAAGTTTAGTAACAAAGATCCACAGGCAGAGCTAGATGCAAAAGAGAGAAGCAGAGTGCAGATGATTCTACAGGGTGCTCTAACTAAGGCAAAAGAAGAAGGTGGTGAGGATGCAGGTACAGCACTGTTAGGTGAGATATCAGAGTTCCTCGAAAGAGATGTAAGTCGAGATGAAGTGATGGAAGCGCAAGATATGCCAGCGCCAGAGCCAGAAGACATACAACAAGTTAACGAGCCACCAGCAGAGGCTCCACAAGAAATGGGCCTGATGGCTAGAAGGTAGGTTACTATGGGATTTGATGCAAAGGCATTCGCTGCAGCGTTTATGGAAGATCAGGCAAGGCAGATTAACACAAGAGTTGCCGAAGCCAGAGAATATAAACGAGAGCTAAAAGAAAAAGCAGATGAAGGTAAGTCTAAGATAACTCAACTTAGACAGCTAGGTAACTTAGCTAAGTCTGAGATAGCAAGACTGAGGGCGCTAGGCTTTGAGGATAAACATATCAACGCAGCTATTGCGTCTGGGCCTAAAGGTTTGTTTGACTTGTCTGTGTCTGCTCAAGAAGAAGCAGCAAGACGTAACTTTACATCAGGACAAAAATTTGATGAGTATGAGATAGAATCTTTGATAGACTTTTCAGAGAACTTTGCGTATGGGGATGTGGATTCGGAGGAGTTCTACCAGATGAACACTGCTCTTACTGATCCATCACTAGGTAGTACCAAAGACCCACAAAGAGGTCTAATGAAAACTATATTCGGTATTGACTTAGATGATTCAGTAAGAGCAAAGCTAGATAAAGATGCTTTCTATGATGGCTACTCTGTTATGGATATAAACGAGATATCTAAACAGGAGACTTACGATAGCGTTGCACCTGGCACATACTTCTCATTTACACCTACACGAGACTTTGATCCAACAAGTGCAGCATCTGCTTTCAACAGAATGATTAACACGATAGACTCACAGGTTCAAGATAACAGAGATAGCGGTAAGTATTTAAGACAAGCAGAACTAGCTGCGCGAGGAGATCCAGATGCAGATATCCAAGCATTAGCTATGGAGTTTGCTACAAAAGATAAACAACAAATGCTTTTTAATCAGATATCAATTACATCACAGGGTGATCCCACTTATGTAAATAGGATGCGTCCTTTACTAGAAGATGCTGGTCTTAGTCAAGATCAGATAGGAGAGCTAGAGTACGGTAGTTTGGATGATGAGGAGTTAGAAAGAAAAATAGTTAGTGATATACTAAAAAGTAAACCGTCCATATCCACTGACATTGAAAATAAATTTAGTGTGATGAGCAACGGTGTCAGACATGAAATAATTATAGGCACAGATAAAAAAGTAAAAAGTCTAATAATAGGTGGTCAAACTGTTCCTGAAGAACAGGTAGATGATTTGTTAAAAGATATGGCTGTAAAAGGTCTAATACCAAGCATACAATTAGCAGGTGACGAGGTTCCTGTGCCAACGCCTGAAGTGCCTGTTACTGACAGTTTAGATCTTGAAATAAAAGTGCCACCTAGACCAAATGCTTTTACTAGCAGATTTACTGGTGTTTCATTAGATTATGAAACAAGACAGCAGATACTAAATGGTGAAATAGAGGTTCCTGATAATCTAAGAGTTGATGAGTGGGATGAACTATTTGGTGACACTCACGATCCTGAAACTGGTAGAAAGTTAAGCGAAACTCCTGAGATCACTGAAACAGAACCACAAGAAACATCAAGAGATAATCCTTTTAGGTTTCCAGAAAGTATGAGTAATGCAGAAAAGAATCAAGCGTATAAAGATCTTCCTGTTGGTGCTTACTTTATTCACCCTGATACCAATCAGCTTATGCAAAAAGAATAGTATAGAGGATTTTTTAAACATGGTAGCTATAGATATGCCAGGAAAAGTTGTTGAGTTTGTTGAGATAAACATGCCAGGAAGAGTTGTGGGAGAGGAACCAGAGGGGCTGATGTCTCCAAAGAAAAAACCTACATGGCAAAATACTGTGTATGATCTTGTGTCTGATAAACTTGGCGTAAACAAAAGCACATGGGATATATACAGAGAAGAACTAGCTAAGATAGAATCAAGAGGATCTGGTAACTATCACGCAAAGGGTGGGGCTAACGATCACTATGATGGTAGGTATCAGTTAGGTAAAGATGCTAAGATAGATGCGGCTAGATTGTTAGGACTAGAACTACCTCATGATACTAAATCTCGTGAAAAGTTTAGAGGCAATGTAGACTTACAAGAAAAAGCTTTTGCTGCTTACACTGCTCAAAATCACAGATATATGATGGTGTCACCTGAGTACAGAAAGTTATCTAAAGAAGATAAACTAGCAGCACTAGCGTACGCACACAATCAAGGACACGGTAAAGCTAAATCGTGGTTGAAGACAGGTAAAGTTACTAAGGATGGCTTTGGAACTCCTGGCACTAAGTTTTCTGACGCATTAAAGGCAGCACTAAAATGACAACACTAAATGATTTTTATAAAGAGTATGGTATAGAAACGGATGCGTCTAAAGATATAGACAGTGGTGTGCCTGAGTACAGAGACAACACACAATTTGATGATATGTTTGAGTCTGATACTCGTGAAGGAGAAAAACTAAAAAAGCAAGACTTGTACAGAAGAGACAGGTTAAACAAGATACGTAACTACATGATAGGCAAGAAGGGTGCTGCATACAGGACAGCCAAAGCTGAGACTGTAGTGGAGGACTTTGTAGATAGTATGCGTAGGTTTAATACTAACATAGTCGCAACTGCAGGTGAAGCTAGATACATATCTAAAGCTGATGACGAAACTAAAAGAGCAGCAAAAGAAGCATACGAGTTGTACGACAGTCTAGGTAATGTCTTTGTAAACGATGGTGTGTTTGGGGCTGTGGATGGTGTCAAGGATTACATCCTAGCTGTAGCAACTGATCCAACAAACTACTTAGGCTTAGTGACAGGCTTTGCAGGTAAGGCTGGTGCGTTGGGTGTGAGTGAGGCTAGTAAAGCAGCAATAAAAAATGCAGTAGCAGCAGCAGCTAGGAGAGCAGCACAGTCTGGTGCAACTAAAGAAGCAGCTAAAAAAGCTGGCGATGAAGCAGCAGAGGCTATGATCAAGAAGCTTACTGGTAGTGGCTACACAAAAGCATCTATGACTAGGGCTGCTGAAAGTGCAGCAAAAGCAGCCAGAGCAAAGGTAAGATTTGAGGCCGCACGTAGAGCAGCTAGGAGAGCAACTGTTGAGGGTGGTGAGGTAACTCTTACAAAGGGTAGACTAAAGCCACGCACCATAAAGTTTGGTATGCAACAAGCTGGTAAGAAAGCAGTGCTACAAACTACAGCAATCGATTCACTCCTTGCTGGCTATCAAGATGTAGCTATACAGGATCTGTATTTAGATGTAGGTGCTCAAGAAAAGTACAGCGCACTACAAACTGGTTTATCTCTAGCTTTGGGTGGTGTTGCTGGTGGGTTACACTACACATTTGGTAAAGCAGATGGTTTGTCTGGATTTGCAGAAGCAGCAGACATGGCTAGAGCAGGAACAAGAGGTGAAGAGTTCCCTCTTAAAAAATTTAAAGCTGCAAAAGAAGAGCTAAAAAAGTTAAAACAAAGCGGTGCAGACAAGGCTACAATAAAAAAACAACAACGGCTAGTTAGTAAACTTCAAAGTGAGGCAATAGGTAAGCCATTATTAGCTAAAGAATCCATAGACAAAGCAGCTAGTGAAATGAAAGATGCTATTAAGTCGTGGGGAGAGAAGGTAAGATCAGGTAAAGAAGAGTTAGCCAAAGGTGAGGGCAATCAAATAATGCCTGAGAGTTTGCTTAGTCAGATAATGTTAGGCTACACAACTGCAGACAAAGCAGCATCAAAAGGTCCAATGCCGATTGGTGGTTTAGCAAAGATATTTAATGAGAATAATATTAAGTTTTCAAAGAAAACAAAAGTCTCTGATGTTATGACAAACTTGCTTCAGTACATGCCAGAGGAAGAACTAAAAGAAATATCAAAGCTATTTAAAAAAGAGACAAGTATAGACTTGGGAACCACTGCTACTCTTGCAGTAGATTTAGGTGACATAATAGCAGCCACCACAAGTGGAGCAGGTAGCACTCTTAGCGTGATGGCGGCTGTCAGAAGAGCCACAGACGCAGGTGTTGTGTCAGGAAATGAGATACTAGCAACAGCACTTGAGCAAAAAGCAGTAAGAGATACTTTAGAACAAGAAGGTTTACTTAATGTAACTAAAAGAGCTAAAGGATTAGGTTACGCACAAAACGTATGGAAAAGATTACTTGTGTCATCACCTGCTACGACTGCAGCTAACGTAGCTGGCTTTGCACAGTTCTATGGTGGACAAGGTGTAGCTGATATATTTGCATCAGGTCAGTTGTATATAGCTGGAATAGGTGCAGCTAGTGTGGGTAACAAAGAACTAAGCCAAGAGCTATTCAGAAAGTCTCGTGTATATAGAGATATACAAACTCAAAAGATGAAAAACTTTCTTGACCCTCTAGCTACCTATGAAACTTTTATAAGTCTAATGGATGACATAGGTGATAACAAAGAGTTTAAAGGACTGTTGTTTGAGACTATTGGCGGTGGGGTAGAGAGAACTGCTAAAAGATATAACGTTGATGTGAACAATCCTGTCATTAAAAACGCAGAGATATTTGCTGACGCTTCTATGACAATAACTGGTGTTCGTATACAAGATACGTTTACTAAATCTCAAATGTTTATGACTGAGCTAGATAAGTATGTCAGACTAAAGCATAACAAAAATTTAATTGATGTGTTAAAGTCTGGTGATCTTGAAATGTTAGACGATGATGTGATAGGTGGTGCAGTAGATACCACACTACGATCTGTGTTTTCAAAAGATTATACAACAGATGATCAGTATTTAGGTGCTGTAGCTAGGGCTGTAGAGCAAGCCTCTAACACACCTGTGTTGGGTACTGTTATACCCTTTGGTAGATTTATGAACAACGTTGTAGCAACAGCATATCAGTGGAGTCCACTAAGCTTTGCTGGAGTTGCTTCACGTATTATTAAAAAAGAACCTGGCATAAAAACAAATGAAGCTTTTGCTAGATCTCTAGTGGGTACATCTGCTTTGGTTTTAGCTATGCAGTTGGATGATGAGAGACAGAAAAAAGGTTTAGGGGTAAACGAAATAGAAATGAGTGGAACTGTGATGGATGTCAGAAACGTATTTCCATTCTCACTGTTCTTAGTTGCTGGAAGAGTTGGTAATCTTACTGCAAAAGGAGAGACTGTTCCTCCTGAACTAATAGAAGAACTAGGTAATCAGTTAGCCATTGGACAAGTTGCAAGAGACTTACAGTTTGGTAATGACGTGTTTAACGCAATAGATTTCTTTTCTAGTGGGGGAAGAGGGGCAGATCTGGATGCATTGTATAAGTCATTAGGTAACGTGGCTGCTGGTGCAACACGTCCTCTTGACGCTCTCAACAGATCTATAGGTTTCCTAGCAGACAATGATGTAGCAAAAGATGTTAGACAGGCTGACGGTTTTTTACCAGTGTTTACACAATCATCTACTAAATACTTTGATAATATATTAGAGGCTTTGATAGGAGAATCAGAAACTCTTACAGGTGAAAACTTACGTGTTAGTAGCAGAGAGGGTGACATATATGATGCTAACCCACTAGCTCGTATACTGGGTCTAAACATTAAGAGAGGTAAGACAGCTACAGAACAAGCATACACTCTAGCAAATCTACAGTCATGGAAGCAGGATCAAAGATCTAACATACCTACCTATGATAGGTTGTTTAATGCAGGGCTTGCACCCATGTTAGAAAAACGCATGCAGGTGTTGTTGTCTAGTAAAAGATTTCAAGATGGTGATTTGGAATACAAAAGAGGTAGGGTAAAGTATGAACTTAAAAAAGCTAGAGATCAGTTGCGAGACTACTTTGATATTCCTGGCAGTTCAGCTTATTTAGATCAGCAGAGATATAGAGCATCCACCAAAGGAACTAAAGCACAACAGAAAAAAGCCATGCGTTACATGGAAAGTTTAGGTGTAGATGCAGAACTAAAAGACTTTAATTTTAGAGAGTTAAAAACTTACGAGTCTTACATAGATCATCTTAATCTAAAAATAAAAACTGGAATGTAGAATAGCCGCCAACGCTAAGTCAACGGCTACTCTTTTATTTTAGACCATACTTTTCTGAAGCATGTTTAGCTATCATAAGTATGTCATCTATGTCTTGTAAAGCCCTAGCTTTGTATAAACCTTCACTTAGGTTTTGTTCTATATGCTTTCTTACAGGCTTTAACTTTATTTCTAACTCCTCATAAAAAAGCTTTAACTTTTTTTCCATGTGTATCTTTGCTTCACGTTCTAGATTCATTATACTTTTGTTGGTATCTCAGTACAATAAGCAGATACGGTAGCTTCAGGTGTAGGCTTTTGACTCATAAGTTCACTTCTTATATAAGCTGCACCATTTCTACACATCTCTATAGTGGGATAGACGTGATCAATTGCTTGGACTCTAACAAATCCTGGAGCGATAGACATTATGATCACTAGTACATACACTATTCTGTGCTCTCTATTATTTCAGTAGGGGTTGTATCTTCTCCATTGCCAAGAAATGACATACCGTGTTTTTGATACGCTTCCATAGCTACGATAAAAGCTATTAATATTCCTAATGAATGCATTTTATTTTCCTTTATGTTAAGTCAACTAGCTCACACGTATCGCCACTACAGGCGAGTGTTTGCATAGCTGCAGTGTTATCTTCCTTTTCATAATCACACAAGGCTGACCACTCTATGTTACGAGGCATAGCTTTGAGGAGTTTGTTGTACTCTTCTTTGCTACACTCTTGATAGGGTGCTTGTTGGTATGTGTGATCTGAGTGGGGTAGGAAGGATATACCACTCATTTCGTCAAAGTGTTTGTACACAAACGCACCTACATCTAGCCACTCATCGTCACGGACAGTGCAGGTAATACTAGGTTTGTGCTCACACCAATGTCTTTGATACATTAGCCATGTCTCCAGTTGTTCAATAGCTGTTAGATCATTTCGAGTAACAGCTTTGTTAGGAGACTTTATAGGAAAACTAAACACTACAGTGGTGTCAGGTTTCATAACGCATGGCTCGTTTGGTATGCCTTGATCTTTCATAAACTGTGTAAGTGGATCGTTTACGTCAGCGCGAACAGTACGGATATAGTATGCACTATGACGAGAATGTATGCCACTGGCACTGTCAACCAACTGAGATACGGTTCCCGATGGCTTGTTGCAGCTAATCGAAACAGAGCAGGGTATGTTAAAAAGACCAGCATATTCAATATTAGTAGATACAGATACATTTCTTAAAAACTCCAATGTTTTATCAAGACCTTTGTTCTTTGTTGTCATCAAAGGATTGTCCATTATCCCTGTGAGTGACACACCCAACAGTCGTTCTTCTTCGGTATTTCGCTGCCACACCTTTCGCAGATATGGGAACTTAGTATATGTGGACTGAACTGTTCCAAGAATCGTTGCAAGCCTGACTTTTCTCGCAATAGAATCCACATCATCTCCAGCCCTGACAACAACTTCCGTAAGATTGCAGAACTGATACGGCCTGAGTATGATTTCACTACAGGGATTAGTTCCAAACTCATGTTCTGGATCACGCCTGTCATACTTTGCAGCTTGTTTCTTAGATGCTTCACGGTTAAATATTCCCCTTTCACCAGATTTACTTTCAACGAGTGATGACCACTCACGCAAGAAGGACTCCATGTCGGGCTTCTCTGTGTAAGATACAGAGTTATTTGCTAGAGCACGATGCCCTGCGTTTTCCCACCACTGTCCTGACTTAGCATGACGCATACGATCATCACTCAGGTTCGACAATGATATCATAGCACTGCGTCTAACGCCACCAGAAACTACTATCTGACCTACAAAACACATGATGTCGTGGCACTCTAGTGCGTTTAGTTTACGTCCTTGTGCGTTCTTAAATGTCTGCACAGTAAAGTTAAACAGGTCAACCAATGGCGCTGGGCCTGATGCCCTACCACCAAACGTTTTTAGTCTAGCCCCTGCAGGTCTAATCTTAGACATGTTCCACTTAGGTATCTCACCAGCCCACAGTAAAGCTAGTAGCTGCCTGAAAGACTTAGCCCAACCCTCTTTGCTATCTTGCACTACAATAGTAGTCTCGCTATCGTACAACTCAGGCACTTCAGCTAACTTGTTTATGTACTGTCTCTCAACACTGAAGCCAACGCCTGTGCCACACAGTAAGATAAACATAGCTTCATCAAAAGATTTAGGATCATCTACAGGTAAATAACTACAGTTGTAGATACATGTGTTGTCTCTATCTGCTGCTGCACCTGCAGTCATCATTGCTCTCATAGATGGCATAACTTCTAGATTAAGTATGGCTTGTCTTATCTCAGCATAATCTTTCTTGTCTAGCATATCACCGACAATGTTCTTCATGTAACGATCAACTGTCTCTGCCCAACTCTCACGTCTTAGTTCTTCTGGTAGCCACTTAGAATACCTAGATTTATGTATAAACGTTTGATAATCTGTAGGCAGCACGTTACCTAACTCCAGTTCATTGTAATATTCAAATGCTTCGATGTCACTAGCGTTGATCATAATCTCTCCCTTATATTTAAATTTTCTATATTCACATCGTCTATATCGTGAAACGTATTATGTATCAGATCGTGTACATCTTCCACGTGTGCATCCTCTACAGTTGATAGCACGTTACTTGGCTCTTCTACTTCTAGTAAAAATGTAACGCTAAACTTTTTCTTTCCTATCACTTGTGTATTTCCCTTAATGTTTCATTAGCCCAAGTCAGATATTGTTGTGCTTTCTTTAGATCCTCTACAGGTGTAGCATTTTTGTACATAGCTCTGTGGTTGTACTTCATAACGTTACCTCTACAGTATGCAACAAAACCTTCTTTTCCTAAAACTTGTTTAATATAGTCTATACACTCAACCCCATCATTTAAATTATAGTGTGCAGGTTTATCTACTGGATCAAAACTAATTATATCTGAATCATCAAACAATGTTTGTCCGTTCATAGTGAGTGTATCTATCATAGTATCCATTATGCGCTTCCTTGTGTTTTTGTAAATCTAGTAAGCTTTAGAACTTTACCCTCTGTGCCTTCTACCTTTTCGTACAATGGAGTATCTTCTTCTTGTTCATAACCTACTAGTTCGTTTCTTCTTTCTTCTACTAAATTATATAGATCTTGATCATATTGTGCAAGCTCTAAAAATGCACCCATCATAGTAGCTAGATGAACTAAATATGAAGTGTCTTCTGGATTTAATAAGCTAAGTTCACCTACAACTAAACCAGTGTTTAACTCTCCTGTCCAATTACCTTTACCATCAAAAGAACAAGGCTTCAAAACTAAAGCTACTTCATCCTTTCCTATTACATATTTTGTCATGTTGTTTTCTTCTCCCCCTTAAAAGGTATAAGTTTAACTTTAATAGGTTTGCCTTTTTCTTTTAGCCATGCTTCAGGTATAATACGATGTTCCCATTTGAACTCGTGTTTATCACACCATTCACAGTATCTAGACTTTGCGCCTTTGTACAACTTTGCTTTGCTGTTACTAAAAACAAAACGTATGTCTAGCTCTGGATGTTGCTCTCGTATGGCTAGATGTTTACGTCTGTCCTCAGTATCAAAGATGCCCTTGGTTTCTATTATGATACCGTTGTCTAAAATAAAGTCAGGCGTGTACGTTCTATAGCGTAAGTCTTCCCACTCTATTTTTAAACGTTCATACCTGACTTGGTTCTGTTTATCTTTTAGGTAATCAGCAATATCACTTTCTAAACCACTGCGATACCTTCTAGAGCTACTCCTTCTCTTCTTTGGGCTTCTCAACCCACGCTTCGTTTTCTGGGGTGTTTGGGTCATCTGCTATAAAGTGTCCTTTTTCGTTACGAGCACGAACCATTTCTGTCTCTACATTTAAAGACTTCTCTAGTTCTCGTGTCTTCATCTCCCCTACAAACTTAACGCATTGTAGCCAGTGCTCTAGCATATTTACAGATACTAGGTTCTGCTGCAACAGTTGCACTATCTCTTTTTCTTTATCAGACATATCGTCTGTTGCATAGTCTTTGTCATTGATTGTTATTGTAGTCATTAATATTCACCTCTTAGTTTTGTGTAATGTATGGTTGGTGGTTCTTTCTTACCACTGTATACCTTTGATGGTAAACTCTTTAGATTAGGCCAGCATTTTATCTTGTGGTTACAGAAAGTGCAGGACTTGGGTAGCTTGTAGTTACCACTAGCTTTACCTCTGTATATCTCTGGCTCGTCTGTAAAGCATCTCTCAAATGGTGCATTGCTTTCAAGGTAGGTGTGTACATCTTTTATCTTTTGGATAACCATGTCCTTGTCTACGTCTGCTGCTGACACATACTTGAAGCTACCGTTGTTTTTATTTACAACCCACCAGCCACCAACTTTTTTGTTAGCTGCTGTGGCGTAACCTACAAGCTGTGGCACATAACCAAAGGAGTCACTGCTGTTCAATGTATAGAAGTCAACAAACTTATTATCGTATGACCAAGTACTAGCTGACTTAACATCGTCTATCTTGCCATCCAGTAGCATGTCATATTCACCTGACAGTTCATCTTTTTCGTTAAGTTGCATTGACACCTTTTCGTTATCACCAAACTGCACTCCAGATGCTCTGAGCAAACCTTTTAGTAGAGCCTCTACCATATCACCAAATATCATATTGACTTTGAATGAAGTAGGCAGAGGCTCCTGATGATCGGGATCATTCTTCTCGAACCATAGCTGACACTTCGGACGCCCAACATTGGACATCCTAAGTTTAAACTCTTTCTTTTCATCAGCAGCGTTAAACTGCTTGTCAAGAGCAGCACCAATATCTTCTTTGATTTTATCAATGATATCCTGAGACATCTCAGATTTACCTTCGATAGCACTCCTAAGATACTGATGCAAAGCTAGTTCAGCAGGGTGGTTCACTGGTCAAAGTCCTCCACATCGACTATGTTGGCAACTATATCCTGGTCAGATGGAGATAGAGTTTCTACATTATTCTCTGACCACTTACCAATAACGTACTCGTTACTAGAATCTATGTAGTCTAAAAAGTTCTGCAGTGTTTCATTATCACCGTCGGCCAAGCCAACGAACTCACTGAGTGAGGCGTTAGTTACCATGTAAGGGTTGCCGTTAGGCAAGCTACGTGTTTCACCAAGTAGAGCTATGGTGTGCTCTGCAGGTGAGATCTTCTTCTTCATTAGTTTGCTTACTACGCCATCAATAAACTTGAGACTGTCTCTGTTCTTAACGTCCATCACAAAGTCAAACTCATCATCATAACCTGTAGCAGGATCACCACCTTCGTAGAAAGCGCCAACTAGTTTAGCTTTACCCATCATAACTTTGACACGGCTAACACTGCGTATCAAGTCCTGTTGATCTTTGGGCAGAGCTTGGAAGTCCTTGATGTAACCTGACGGTCTACCAAGATTGAACGTACCAAGTGTATCTTTCAAATCAACGTTGAGTGAGTTAGACATGACAGACTTCTGCATAGTCTTGTTCTCACTATCCCAACGCTGCCACTTCTGACGCTCTGCAAATAGTCTAACCTCTACTTCTCTGGCATATACTACATCATCTTCAGATGTAATCTTGAACACAGGTGAAGAGGCTACCTTACCATCAATAACTTCTTGTATAACTGTACCTGTAATCCTACGTAGACTAGACTGCGACTGTGTTGCTGGGCTTGAGAAACCCATAGCATCAGACAAGTTCATGTTGTCTACTTTAAGTGCGACTGCATTTTCCATAATTTTACCTTTCATATGTAAAAAGTTTCAGAGTTAGAGTTATATCATTAAACGTCCTTTGTGTCAAGCCAGTTGTCTCCTATTTTTGATTCTAATAACAAAGGTACGTTAACTTTTATATTGTATTCTTTTTGAATCATATCATTTAGATTAGTGTTAATCAAACTAATTATACCTAGCACATCATCTATTTCATTAGGGTGTGTGTCAATTACCATACTATCGTGGACACTGTTGACTAAACATGAGTGCATAGGCTGTAACAAACGGTCAAGTTCTATCAATACAACTGGTACGACATCTCCTGTAGCGAAACCTTGCACAGGGTAGTTCTTGATCATAGTAAAGTGCGACACAGTGCCGTTCTCTCTACGTATGACATCAGGGAATGCGTACTGTCTGCCACTGACGTTGGTTATCTTACCCTCGTTAACAGCCTCATTGCCTAATCTGGTATGCCAACTAGCTATGCCTTTGTACTTCTCAACAAACTCTTTGTAATACGCAGCCTCTGCTTTTGATCTACCATATCCAGTAGCGCCAAAGAGAGGGGCGAAGGTGTGTGCCTTTGCTTCCTGCCTAGTTGTAGGTTGTCCTGCGTCACTGATAACCTTTGCAGTGTAGGAGTGTACATCAAATCCTGTATCTATCTCGTGCATTGCTGTCTTGTCCTGTGCTAAGAACGCAGCCGTTCTGAACTCAAGTTGAGCAAAGTCTGACTCAATAATTTTGCCACCCTTCCATCTTGAGATAAACACACGTTTTATTGGGAAGGTTCCTCCTCTTGGCATGTTTTGCATGTTGGGGTTTCTTCCAGAGAATCTACCTGTACTGGTGATATGCTGGGTAAGGTTGATGTGTAGTTTGTCATTTGTTTTACAGTTGGTGATAATACCATCCACAAAACTACTAAGATAACTGCTAATAGCACTAAGCCTTTTAAGGTCTTGAAGGAACTCATTTGCTTTCTCCATGTTGTTGTTTTTAGCTGTGGCTATCAGTGCATCTAGGTTTGTTTTACCTACACCGAAGCCATTGGCACTGACCCACTTCTTACTTGGTGGAAAGAACCCAAGCCCTGCCATTTCGTTTGTTGCTGTGAGTAGGAAGCCCCTAGCGTCACAGGCTTTGCATTTGTTTGGTATCTTATGTAGTGTGCCATCCTTTCTTGTTTTGTGTACTTTACCACCACCATTACAAGTAGGGCAAGTGCTTGCTTTTGTTTTAAAGATCATCTTGCTATTCTTTTTTACTGCATCCTTAAAACCTTTGTCATCTACATATTCAAAGATGCCTACCCATTCTTTCTTATCGTTAGGCTTACGGCTAAATATAACCCACGACATCTGCTCTGGTGAGTTAAGATTAATAGGTGTGCCACCCATCAACTCTCGTGTGGTGGCTTGCAGTCTATCAAGTATTTCTTTTCGCTCTCGCTCGAATCTATCACGGACGTGTTCGAGGGCATGTCTATCCACCCTGATTCCTGCCATTGACATTCTTGTGAGGACTTTGCAGGTTCTAAAGGTAACGTCTTTGACTGCTCGAATGGAAGCGGAGGCTGGGGTTGAAAAGTCAGCTTCGGTAGCTTTGTACAACTCCCCAGTAGTAAGCAAGTCATACTCAAGATAATGGCTGAGTTCGTCAAGTGGTATTTCATTTGTGTTGTATCCTTTCTTATAGTACGCCTTGAGCGTATCGTCTTTTTGATATTGTAAGTTACGTCTGATAGCGCACTGCTCTAAACTTAGTGGTTGCTTTTGTCCACGTAAAAGTAAATATTCTGCAAGCATTGTGTCATATATGTCACCATCATATTTAAAACCGTTAGCCCAAAGCCAGGCTAGATCATACTGTAGGTTATGTCCTATCAGTAGCGTTGTGTTGTCTAGCATTCTCTGTAAAACACAATCGTTTTTCTTATGTTGATCTGTGGCTTCTTTGTGGTCAAACGGTAATAGTTTTTTTTCTCCTGTGTCTAAGCACAGCACACCCACCTCAGTAAGTGTGTTGCTTGGCTCGTAAGGATCATTAAATATCTTACCATCTCGTAGAGTTATTGAGTTCTCTACATCTACTACTCTTCTCATGCTGAGTACCTTGCTCTCTCTCCATCTAACTGACAGTGGACAACCCCATGCCATCCACCCTTTAGTTTGTTCTTTGCTACGTTCAAGTGTCGCTGTGTGTCTGATTCATACTCACCCTCTACTTGTGGGTTCTTAGATATTAGTATCATCAAGTCACACTCAGCAGCTTTACCTGTCTTACTGCCCTCAAGCATAGACTGATCTACATATATCTTACCCTCTGCTTCTGCTGATAGCTGAGACATCCAGATAACTGCACACTCGTATTGCTTGGCTATGTTTCTGGCGTGTATGGCTGCATCCTTGAGATACACGTGGGAGTCTGCACCTGTCTTGTTAGCAAACTTGTCACCCATATCTAGCACTACGATGTCAGGATTGTGATGCTTTACTACAGCCTCAACCCACACCATGTCCTTGCCAGTGCTATCTACTATTCGTATGTTGTCGTACACTGGCTTGTACCTTGTGGATGCAAGAGCGTAGTTGTCCTTGATCTCTTCCATAGGCATATTAGATGCAGCACTGAGATATCTAGCACCGACACGAGTGTAGTCCTCTTCATTACACAAGACGATACATTTAGCACCCTGTCTAGCAAAACCACGCTCAGAGGCAATCAGAGATGCGTGGAAGGATGTCTTGCCTGTGTTAGGTCTAGCGCCCACTAAAACTAGATGTCCACCTGATATGCCCTCTACCTTGCGCTGCAGTGACGGTATGTTAAACTGCCACTTAGATTGTATCTCATTAGCCACCAACAGATTGTCGATAGATATATCACCCCACTCAACTTTTAAGTTGGGCAGGAAGTTATCTTGATAGTCTGTGATTATGTTACGTAGTGGCTCCAGTGTATTCTTCTCACCATTCACGTAGTCAAAGCCTAAGTTAGCCACCTCTTCACCTACTACTTGTTGGAACAGGTTAGACATAACTTCTTGAGCTACCTCTTGATTCATGGGTTTCTCTTGCCGTAGCTTATCAAACAATCTTTTGTAAGACTCTTTGTTAGCTGTGGTCAGTGTCTCTCGTGTAAAGAACAACCCCTCTAACTCTGAGAAGTTTAGATCCTTATCGAACTGACTCATAGCGTAGTCTATAGTTCTCTTTACCTTACGAACATCTTTAGTAAACAGTTTGTCGGGCGTGTGTATGCCTTTGTTACTGTCATAGAACTCCTTATCCATGAGTGTCCTAAGTAAGGCTAACTCTCCATTTTCCATTCTACTCTCCTTAAATGGGATTCATCATTTTAAATATCTCATACCAATCTGATCCTTCTACAGCCAACCACATCAGTATAGGTACGCCTATTATAAAAAAAGCACAGATTAAAAATGCCCAGCCTAAACCTTTAGTTGTACAATATTGTTCGCTCACCTGTTAAATCCTCTGCTTGTCTGTTGTATTTGTGTTGACGTTTCATCTTCCCAACCATCCTGAACTGACTTACAGGATTCTTTTGGGCATGATGTGTATTTAGTTGTGTCGAAGTACTCTTCACATATATCACATTTTACTTCTTTATATCTTCTCATTGCTATTAGCTTTTCTTTTTTCTGCTGCAGCTTTACGTTCCATGTTGTTCATAGGGCGTATAAAAGTCTTTACGCCCATATGATCTTGTAGTTTCTTTTGCTTGTACGCTACGTCTTCCTCAATACTTCTGCGTTGAGTTTTAGATAGCGTCTTTGCGCTGAGAGTTCTTATCATACGATAGATATCTTTAGTTAGTTGACTCTCTTTTTTGTCCATCTTCAGTTTCCTTTATGTGTTGCAATATTGTCACAGCTTCTTCGTTTGCTATCTTGAACCACTCACCTTGTCTCTCGCCACACAGGGCGGCAGCTTTGTGAGCTACACGTTCTGCTCTAGCTCTGTCAGGTGTCGCTATAGCGTGGACTAACTGGTAGTCACGCATAGGTGAACTAGTTTGATAACCGTTAAGTCTATCCTCTGCATCTATAGCCATACCTATCTTGACCCACTCAGGCCAAGCTGGGTTAGTAATAACGTAGACATAACCTTCTTTTACCTGTTTATCTTTTTGTAAAGCAGTAAATGCAGCATCACCAAATGATGAATATTTACCAGGTTTGTGTAGAGGATGTGAATCTTTAATATATTTACCATCAACATACATACGATTGGGATTACTTTTTTTGTTTCTCTTCCTTTGTATCTCTGCGCTGTTACCTTCTTGATAGTAGTATGGCTTACCTGTTCTTGGGTTAATCTCCTGAGACATCATGTCTTGCTCCTTTATGTTTGTCTTTACGTTGGGGTCTAGATTTCTTCTTATCGGGTACTACTTGTTGTCTGTACTTTGATTGTCTTACCTCCTTCGCCATTGGATTTTGTTTGTTTGTGTGACTTTTCTGCAACATGTATCCATTCTCCTATCTGTTCTATATCTTCTGGGTCTTGATACTTTACATCATCACGCAATCTTATTGCTCTTGTAGGTATATCACACCACGCTTCTATCTCCTTACGCATGACCAAAGTTTTTCTTAGTGCGTCTGGATCAAGTGCAACCATAACATAGTTAGCGTTATCACTCAAGCATTCTTTGTGTGCATCGGTCAGGCTTGTACCTAATAAAGCAAAACCTGTGACATTTGGGTATATCTTTGCGACAGTTACTGCACTAATTACATCCTCTACAACAATGTAGATACCGTTAGGTTCACCATAGCAATACTTGGCATACTCTGCTGCACCACCGTAGCGTAACCACTTGGGCTGCTTACCGTCCAGTGCTCTCCCTATTGCATCTACTATAAGTCCATCATTATAGATAGGAAACACTGCACGTTTATCTTTAAGATCGTACAGTAAGTCTATGTTTTCTAAGGGATTTGCGTACTCGCCTACCCAGCGCATACGAAATCTATTTACATATTTGTTACTTACGTCAGTTGTTATATGTTCTGGATAAACAAAGTGCTCTAACCTCTTGTTTATATTACCTGTTTCGATCAGAGGTGTTACTAGATAGTGCTCTAGTTCATCCTTTGCTATGCCTGTATTAGTGTAGCCTCCTACATCACACGATACCTTATAGCAGTTGTAAGCAATGCAGCCATTACGTTTTGTAGCAGTGAAAGTATTCTTACCTTTACATCTAGGGCAGTCCTGTCTGATAGTTTGACCCTCAGATATGTCTAAACTATTGATATCTATAAACATTATTTCTTATCCTTGAATGCTTGGCGCTGGGCTAATGCTTCTGATGCACCGGTGTACGTGTGTTTGATATAAGGAGTCAAGCTATTTATGTTAGTGTGTCCACTTACTTGTTTGATCTGTGTTATATCTACACCAGCCTCTACCATCTCAGTGATAGCTGTACGCCTCATGTCCATAGCTGTGAGGTGTCGAGGTAGTCCAGCAGCTTCTAGTATTGCATTGACATAAACGTGTAGCATCTCTTTGCTGTAGGGTTTGTATGCACCGTCACTAGGGTAAACCTGTGGTGTCACTAAACACTGAAAGCCAAACGTTTCGTGTTGTTGCTTGAGCACATGCATCAATGGATCACTGATAGGTAGATGCACCTCTGCTCCACGCTTGCTCTGCTCTAAGTCGCAACGCTTCTTGTCAAAGTTGATAGCTGCCCACGTAAGCATACGCATGTCACCTACTCGCTGCCCCCACTCGTAAGCCATCTGCACAATCAAGCCAATGCTACGCCACTTCCACTCGCTGTATGCTGTGTGTAAGAACTGGTTTACTTGCTCTGGCTCCCACATTACTTTGCGTGGTGGGTTGGGTGTCTTATCAAGCAGTGGCATAGGGTTCTCCATACTAATGCCATTCTTCTTAGCCCAGTTGATAAGTATAGACATGATCGCAGCTATCTTGTTAGCTCTGTAGATACCTCTACCTAGCCATAAATTATACAGCGATTGCATGTTTTGTACGTCTAGTCTGCGTATGTTTATACCACCTATGTCACCATCAATAACCATTAAGCAGTCGTGATAATCTTTCTGTGATGCAGATCCTAGCTTGCAAAATGCATCTGACTTTATGTAGTAACCTATGATCTCCTCTATTCTGTAGCTTTTGTTTTTCTTAAATATCTTTTTTTCTTTTGTCATCAGCATTACGATAGCCTTTTACTAAAAAATATATGAAGCCTCCAATGTAGGCTAGTACGAATGGTATAATAATCTGTGTTCCTGGTTGCATTAAAACGGTGGCTCCTCTTCTTCATTGCTTGGTGTCCATACTATGTCGTAGTGATGCATGAACCATATGTATTCTCTAAGTGTCGTAGGTATCATTTCTTATTCTCCACCTTTAGTCTTAGCTCTTTCATGTGTTTCTCTAATCTATCTATTCTATCTTGAATAGCTTCTATCTTATCTTCTGCTGCTTGTATTCTCCTCAATAAACTGTCTACTTCTGACATTGTTACTCTCCTATGTTACGTGGTGCATACACTGCACCGTTGTACTGACTGCCTGTCTCCTTGTCTGTGCCAAAGTCGCAGCTTGCCAGCAGTAGCAGAGTAGCAATGATAGCATACACTGTGCGTTTACTCCACAGTATAAACAAATCATACGCTTGCTCTGCTTGGGCTTGTGCCTCCTGTCTTACACTATTGTCCATCTTGTTTATTCTGCCATTCCCAAAATGAACTGTTGTCTAGATCAAACTCTCTGCCTATCTCGTACCAAGCCTTACTCATATCTCTAATCTGAGATAGCCACAAGTCATTCATCTCTTCTACATCGCTGAGTATGTGACGCATATTGTTGTGATAGTTTTCTATAGCTTTTATCTGACTATCAAGCATACCTTTTTTAGCTTTTGCTATCCTTGCTTTTCTTTCTTCTTGCTCTCTTTGGAACTTCAGTGCTCTCTCTTCTGGTGTCATTCTTGATCCTCTCTGCTGTTTTTCTAATAATATTTTTGTCTCTAGTTGATATTATAACACGCCCCATATCATCGTACAGGATGTATTTAGTTTTGTAGTGTGTGAAGTACATTACCTTTGTACCTCCACCTCCAGGCAAGCTACAGTCTCCGCTTTGTGTGTCACCATCTTGGCTGCTGTGCTCATCTCGATTTGACACTCCTCCAGTGTAGCATACGTGCCTAGTTGGTAATGCTCCACTGTCTGTCCTGTGAAGAGTTGCATCCATATTAGTATGTAAACCATTAGTCCATCCTTGTTATAAAGTGTTTACCGTCTGGCTGTGGTAATGCAATGATAGCATAAGTATAGAAGTATGCATAGCCATGCTTAGTAATCATTTTACCAATGTATGGCAAATCTGCATCATCATCGTAGTCAGATACGTAGTCACCATTTTCGTTTATCTTACCGCCAAACTCGTACAGTCTGCCAAAGCCGTAGCGATCTTCCATAAACTGCACCAAGTCTGTGCCATCGTCATTGCCTACGTGTTCAGCTACCCATAGTGGGAGTAATCCTAGCATCTCATTGAGTTGATGCTTGTCATACTCAGGGTATGCGTTGGTGTTTATTGTTAGTGTTAGTTGCATCATGCTGTCTCCTTCTCTGTTACTTCTTCCCACTCAGTCCAATCTAAACTACTGTCGTACTCTGACCATTCAAAGTTCCAATAGTTTTGATTTATCCAATCAGATATATTAGCATTAGTCATGTTAGGAACTTTATCAATATATTTTATTAGTTCATCTGGCACTTCTACTTCTACATCCATGTATAGTTTTTGTTCTGCTTGTACTATTATTTTCATTACACTTCCTCCACTATGTTTCCGATGATAAAATTGCATCTTTAATCATACTCTTATCTATATCAAATAAACCAAAGCACTGATCATTATATTCTTCAATTAAATCTTCAATAAATTGTTCTACATTTTCTGCTTCACGAACTGGATAAAGTGTACCCACTTCTAACTTACACTCAAATAGTTTCATTATGCTGTCTCCTTTAGTCCTTCAAAGATATGTTTGATTACATCTACTGTCCATCCGTTGCCTAGCATCTTGTAGCGTTGTGTGTTTGATACGCCGCAGGTATACCCATCAGGTACAGTTTGTAGTCTCTCACATTCTGTCACAGTGAGTTTACGCCATGTTGTACCCTCGTCAAGTGTCATAGGCTGTGCTATCTTAGGTTGTGTGTTACCACCAGTAGTAGCTAATAATGTTGGTGCTTTACCGTCTGTGCCGTACACTCTGCGTATAGATTCTCTGCCTTTGATGTTGGCCTCACCTACGATGTTCATTCCACTTGAGTTTGTTTTTGCAACAACAGAATCTTTCTGTACTGTTGTAAGGCAACCTGCTTTGTTATCCTTGCGTAGTTCTAACCTAGCCTGTGGCTTAATACTCTTGTCATTGTCTTTACGTTTACCGTCCTTGTTTAGCCTACGGTTAACAATCCTTGCACCTGTTACATCTAGTCTGTTGTCACCTGATCCGAATACAATCTGTCGTCTACTCTTTTCAAAGTACAGCCGTACATTAGATGCACCACCACCCTTGTAGTAACTAGCATCCAAGCAGTAGGACTTGTCACGATCTGTGAATCCATCTTCTAAGATATCAGCTAAAACTGTACCTTTATCTTCTGGCAATCCGTCTACTGGTATGTTTGTCCAGTAAAGTCTACGCCTGTTCTGAGCTGAGACAAGATTGCTGTTTATCTCCACAGGTTCTACACCAAGATACTCAGTAATGATATCCATGCTCTCCTTCTTCATCTTAACGTTCTCCATCAAAAAATACTTTGGCTTGAGTGCTTTGAGTAGTCGCACGTATTCAAAGAATAACTGTGATCGTGGATCAGAAAAGTTGAGTTGCTTTCCTGCAAACGAAAATCCTTGACAAGGTGAACCGCCAATGAGCAAATCGATTTTCGGTAACTCATTAGGGTCTATCTCTTTGACATCACCTAAGTGGATCATGTCAGGATAGTTTTTCTTGGCAACCTGGATTGCATACTTGTCAATCTCTGCCGCAAAGTATTTGTTAACTGGTATGCCTAGTTTGTCTAAGGCAATCTGTCCACAAGACATACCATCAAATAAACTTAGTACGTTCATCTTTATACATCCTCTATGAAAGCAAACCCACTGCCATTACCTTCCGGGTCTTGCGATAATATAAACTTAAATACGTCATTACCTTTTTGCATCCTAAACGTAGGCCAGTAATGATCGGGGTCATAGTCGCATTGCTCCATGTAAAACTCTAGTATCTTTGCACCACGTAAACCACCATAGTTTGCGTTGTATGCTGATATTTCATTTTTGTATGCCATTAGTGTATCTCCTCTTCTATAGTTACTCTGTATCCTTCATTGACGTACTGTATCATAACATCAGTCAAGTCATCTATATTTGTTAGCCATCGTTGGTTAGCGTGGCGTCCATCACTGGACACCGTTGCTATGTAATATCTAGTCATGCGCTTTCCTTTATATAACAGTCTTTTATTTCACTGTTAGCCATTGCCCCACCAAAACCATTGGCTGTATATCTTATACAGATTGCAGCACCATTTGGTAGAGTTTCCCACTGTACATGATAACCATCGTTACTCCAACGTACATCATCACCATTAGATAGGGCTTGTGTTAGCTCTCTTAGTTGCATGAGATTATCCTTTTTTACCCTGCAAAGTGTCGCAACTTGCGTGGTGTAGAGCTATGCTCTAAGTACACTGTGCGTTTGCCTAAGTGTATGGCTGTCATGCAACCACCGGTGTTGATCTTGTAGCCTCTGCTGTCATGCTTACGCTTACGTGTCAAACCTTTGTAGCCTAAGAAGTTGAAGCGAAAACCTTTAGTACCATCATTAAGTGGCTTAGTGGCGAATATTACAAACATTGTGTGTCTCCTTTTCTGTTTGTAGTTTAGTTAAATCATAATTTTATTTGGTTGTCAAACTTTAATTGTCCAAGAACCAATTTTATTACCGTTGGCATCCCAAATTGCTTTGGTGCGTTCAGAGCATCCAAACTCATAAAACTCTCTTGCTACCTTGTTAAGCACTCTAGATAACTCAAATCGATGATAATCACCTCCGTCATCAAATGCATCGTTGTCCATGTCTATTTCACATTTAAATTGCATTATATATCCTTCCTATACGTTATGTATTCTTTTCCAAGCTAACCATGTAGCAGCTTGCATCTCGTATGCTTTCATATTGTGCTTTAGTCCTACACTTCTGTAAGCTTCTTGTAGGTCTTGTCGCAATGCTTTACCTATGTTTGGTACTTCTTGTAGCTTGCGTCTATCGTTGTGAGCAATGCACCAAGCGTGTCCATCAATTACACAAGTGTCATCACCTAAGATACACCAAAAGAAGTCTGTGATTTTTGGACCTCTGAGTATGAATGCTACATCTCCACTAGTGTGTGGCATACTCTGTAGTATTGACCAAGCCTTGTCTCGCATTGTGTTATACGTGCTAGGCTTGCACTCTTCTATATAGCCACCGTCTGTAAAGATACGGCACATATCATCAGCATTGCGTAGGTTTATCTCCCACTTGTTAGTCGGACTTAGTGCGGAAATAACACCGACTACAATGTGCAACGGTAGTTCATACTTGTCGCATATCTCGTAGGCGCTAGACTTAGCATCTGCATACCAAGTCATACCGTGTGCTATCTCTGGACTAGTGCATTGTGTGTAAACATTCTCAATGTTATCCACGTATGCCATGAAGTCGTTTACTATCTTAGTCATGTATCACCTCCCAACCTCTATACCATTTAGTTAATATTTCAAATGCTTTGTTATAACTACTAGCCTCAATAAATATTTGAGTAGTATAGCTAGTTTCATAGTCTTTTAAGTTTAAAGTCCATACTTGCATTGTATCACCTCTCTGTAATATTTTCAGTAAGACACAAGCCAACCCATATGTCAAGCATAAGTCTGAGTTGGCTCAGATTAGTTGGCGTGTGCCTCGCAAAAAACATCAAGCTTTTCCTAATGACGGACTGATGTATTTTACCGTTCTATAGCACAGGGTTGCACTGCATACCTTCGGGAATAGTTTTACGTAGGTTCTACTACAACGGCGTCACTTCCATCCGTCTTCCTCTGAGGTTCTTTAAGCCTCTCATTTAGTCAGCATGTAGACATCCATCTACTAGAGCTTGTGTATTTAGTCTGTAATTTTTAATTTAGTTAGTCAAGTATTTATTTAGTTAGTCATTTATTCTTGTAAGACTGGATTGCACTTACTGAGCTTTTACTATCAAACTTTAGGATCAAGGCGTTAAAGCTACTCTGCAATTTGATGAGACTAGTATGCTCATACTTTTTTAAATATGTAAAGCCCTAAAATAATTATCTGCGTTTTGTTATATATTTCAATAGGTTACGTTATGTTTGGGGTAGGTATTCGACAAGCTGCACAATGGGGTAGGGTGTAAAACTTGGGTATTTTTTGAGGTGATTTGCTCAAGTGATTTGCTTTTCTGTTTTGTGCATCCATTCCAGAGTTTTTGCTTCTCGTGAAATTTTCGATCTTTTTTTCATATATTTTATAGATACTGACAACTGATCTGTAAATTTGTGCAATAAAAACAATGCTTTACCCCGGAGTTTTTGACGAGCTGGGATTTTTGCATAGATTTTGTTTACCTTTTGTTCTTTTGTTTCTGGTTTGTTCACCTTTTGTTCACGATATGTACCCTGCAAGGGCCAGTAGGGGGTATACCGTATATGTATATGTACACTGCAACACACCAGATTTTGAGTTTTGCCCTATTTTAGTGTATACAGAGGGTAACACACTGTGATAATAATGCAACTAGGTGTACTTTTAGGGTTGACTTAGGTGTAAATCCGTGTAAAACTACGAAGTAGAAGTAGCTTAGTTAAACTTAGAGTTAAAACTTCTATAAAACGATTATAAAATAGTTAAACTTAAAGTTAAACTACCAATTAAATAAAAAAATATATTGACACTACTAGTTAAACTATGATACTATTACACTATAACTATAATAATAAACGAACTATAGTTAAACTATAAGTGTTACAGACACAGTTTGGTAAAGCTCCTCCCATGTGTCTCCTCTCTCCCTACCATATTTGTATCTGTAACACTTTTTTTCCCTCATAGGTTAAATATGTGTTGACAATGAAAAATAAAAGAGTACAACTATGTCAAAGTGAAAGTGTTTTAGAAGACTTTTATAATGCATTAGCCTCTAATAACTCGTATGCTATGAGGAAAGTACACATACCCAAGTCGGATGTGTTCTATGTACGAGAAGCAATCTACAATCGTACTGGAGAGTGGTACACATTGGATCATGTAGAAAGAGCTATGTACTTAGAAGGACATTTAGAACGACACGAAGTTCTAGACCCCGACAGAAAAAGGGAATATGCAGATGGATAATATGAAACTACCTATAGCACTCGTAGTAGCAATGGGCGCACAACTAGCAGGTGGTGTGTGGTGGGTATCACAACAAGCTGCTACTATATCAAGCCTAGAAGAAACTGTATCTCAGTTTGCTAGTAAGATGGCTGTAGAGGATAACGTTAATCTTAAACGTGATGTGCTGGACAACATGGCCTACATTGATGGTGCGTTTGAAGAGATAGAAGAACTTTGGGAAGAAACAGAAAACTTAACAAAAACGATAGGAGCTATTACTGCTTTGCAACAACGCATGGCTTTAATGGAGAACAGTTTGAAGTTTATGAACCGTGATCATATGGATATGCTTGATCCAAGAAAATAAAAGGTAAGACTATGAATACATATTTGACGGTAGCTGTAATTACTGTATGGATGGGTTTAATTACATTAGCTTTATTAACTAACTGAGGTTAACTAATGGCAACAACTAAAGATGTAGAGCGACTACCCAGTGGCAAACTAAAGTATCGTGGTGAGATATTCCCAGGCTACAACAAAGTTAAACGACTATCAGGTGAATCTAAGAAGTCAGCCGTGTTAGCTAAAAAAGGTGACGAGATAAAAGTTGTTCGGTTTGGCGATCCTAATATGCCCATCCGAAAAGATAACGCTGCAGCACGTAAAAGTTTTCGTGCTCGACACAAATGCGATACAGCCAAAGATAAATTTACTGCAAGATACTGGTCCTGCAAAGCATGGTAGCTAAAGTATCAACTATTAAACGCAAGATACGCACAGGAGAAAAGATGGGTTTTTCTGAACGTGCTCGTGCAGTTAGTAAAGGTTTATTACCCAGTAAAGCAAAAAGGAAAAAGAATGCCACTAACAAAAGGAAATAAGAAAAAAGTACGAGGTGTTATAAAAGGTTTGAACAAAGCTGTAAAAACACACCAAGGTCAAGCAAGAACTTTAAAAGGTTTAGTAGGTAATGGCAAAGCAAAAAGACCCAAAAGTAGGAACAGGTAAAAAACCTAAAGGGTCTGGACGTAGGCTATACACAGACGAAAACCCTAAAGATACAGTATCTATTAAGTTTGCTACTATGGCTGACGCTAGAGCTACAGTAGCTAAAGTAAAACGCATCAAGAAACCCTACGCAAGAAAGATTCAGATATTGACAGTAGCTGAACAACGTGCTAAAGTTATGGGGAAGACAGCTATAGCAAATGTCTTCAAACAAGCTAAAGCAGATTTGCGAAGGAAACACAAAAAAGATGGCGTATCTACAAAGTAATATACCCTACTTCAAAGCGTGGGTAAGAAGAGAATACACAAAGAATATGCAGGAATATCATGGCGAGTTCTTGCATTGTATGGTTGTAGCAGTTACGACTATGCCTAACAGGACACTAAGCTTTCAAGTAATATTTACTGGCTATGAGTCCGATGATGACGAAGATAGCCCTAACGTGCATGGTGGAGCAATGTGGGCTAGAATGCCGCTAACTGCGCTCGTTGCAGATACCCCTTTAGAGGAGTGGCCCCAAGAACTTCCACCTTACTTAGCGCAGCCGTGGGATTGCATGTCGCATGAACACTCCGTTTACGTGATTAACAGGGCAAGCCCTGCACCGTGGATAGCTAAGATAGACAATGAGTTTTATCCTGCAAAGTATTACTTCACTGTTGACTACACAGACAGCGAGGTAGCAGATGACCCAGCGCAGCACAAACAATCACACGTGTTGGAGTTATTAGATGCAGGTGAATATACTGGCAACATGGTTGCGTTGCCTAATAATAGAGTGAGGGTAACTCACCCTGCATGGTTTGAAGCTGGCGAAGGTGCTCCTGACTTTAAACCTAACCAAAACATATTTCACTCTAAGCAAGACGTAGAGTACGTTTGGGATACGCAACGAGTGTTTAACAATCTATACAGTGAGGATTAACCATGAAAATGAAAAAGAAAGGTATGGCTCGTGGTGGAGCTATGAGAAAATACAAAAACGGTGGTAAAGTAAAGAAAAAAGGCATGGCTAATGGTGGCAAAGTAAAGAAAACCATGAAGAAAAAAGGCATGGCTAACGGAGGTAAAGTTAGATCCATGAAGAAAAAGGGCATGGCTAACGGTGGTAAGGTTAGGTCTATGAAAAAGAAAGGCATGGCTAATGGCGGTAAAGTTAAGGGCATGAAGAAAAAAGGTATGGCTAATGGTGGTAAAACAGGCATGACTTTATCTAGTCTTCGTGCAGCAGCAAAAGCCAAAGGTTATAAACTTATGAAAGGGTAGCGTTATGAGAACTAAAAACGCAAACGTCATAAACCCTATACAACCTATGTACAATCCTACACAAGCAGATCAAGAGAGGCAACGTAGTATGATGATGGGTCAACAACAACGTAAACCTAAAAAGATGATGGGTACAGCCCCAGCTATGGGTATGTCCGAAGGTGGACAACTAAAAGATGTGCCTGTAGGAAACAAAGGTTTGGGTAAACTACCTGCAGCAGTACGAAACAAAATGGGCTTCAAGAACAGAGGCGGCATGATCAGTAATGGAAATAAAGACTATAGAAAGTCTGGAATGTTTTATAAAGGAGACAAATAATGTCAGCAACGGCAACAAGGCAAGAGGGTATCGAAGTATACGAAAAAGATATTACTCTAACTACTATCAAAGCAGCAGTGACAAGTATCACTGATTCAACTAAAACAGTAACAGCAGCAGAGTCAGGAACTATCTTTACTCTTAACAGGGCTGCTGGTATTACCGTAACTCTACCTGCAGCAGCAGCAGGATTAACGTATGAGTTTCATGTAGGCACAACATTTACAGGAACAATGCAAATTGATGCAGCATCTAGCGCAGATACCCTTCAAGGTATGATTACAATAATCGACAAAGATGAAGTCGGTGGTTTAGCTGCGTTAAATGAAAACATTGATACACTAGCGTTTGTAGTACCTGCAGCAGCAGATCATCAGATTGTAGCTGACGGTGATACTAAAGGACGTTTTATCGGTGGTATGATTAAGTACACATGTATCACTGATTCTAAGTGGGTAGTTACAGGACACCTATTCGGTGACGGTACTGCAGCAACTCCATTTACATAGGTTAGGATACAACTATGGTTGAAGTTAATGGAGCCTTAGTTGGTGAAAACTTAGGGTGGTCTGTAGAAGATGCAGTCACCCTGAGTAACACTAACACAACACACGTGGTTTGCACTAATGCCAAAATGGTTATTATTGAAACTAGTCATGCTCTAGACGTTAACTTCAGTGCTGCTGAAGCTGATGTTGATGATAATGATATAGAGTTACCTGCAGGGGTACATACTTTTGTTGTACCTAAAGCTTTGGGTAACGCTACTATTTTAAACTACAGACGTGCTAGTGGCTCAAGCACTGTGGTTCGTGTAGTTCTAACATAACGGTTATGCAATAATGTCTATTTAATTTTGTCCACATATGTGTAAAACTATTCTTAGTACACAACTAATGTAAGAAAGGATAGTTTATGTGGACAAAATTATTAGAAGTGCTCAAAAGAGCAAACAACAAGATAATACAACACCAAGAGCGAAGAGTGGCTCACTGGCAGTTGACAAGTATGACCAACGAACAATTAAAAGATATAGGTATTACTCGTGGCGAAATCAGCAAAAAAATCAACCGTTAACAAGGCAGGTAATTATACTAAGCCTACTATGCGTAAGCGTTTGTTTTCTTCCATTAAAGCTGGCAGCAAAGGTGGAAAACCTGGACAGTGGAGCGCCAGGAAAGCACAGATGCTTGCAAAGCAATACAAAGCAAAAGGTGGAGGGTACAAATGAAAAGGTACTTTAGAAGGTTATTTAGAGCTATTATAAATTTGAAATGCCTGTGTAATGGCAAGTGTGGATGTGATTGCAAGGCTTAACATGGCACTTAAAAAATCTCAGAAAAGTTTAAAGTCATGGACAAAACAAAAGTGGCGAACTAAAAGTGGGAAGCCTAGTGCTAAAACTGGTGAGCGCTATTTACCTAGTGCGGCTATTAAGTCTCTTAGCGCTGCTGAGTATGCCGCTACAACCAGAGCAAAGCGAAAAGGCACTAAGGCAGGTAAGCAGCATGTGGCTCAACCTAAGAAGATCGCAAAAAAAACCAGAGCCTACAGGAAAGTAAAATGACACGAACTTTAAATGAGAAACAAACTAAGTTCCTAGAAGTTCTATTTGAAGAAGCAGGTGGGGATGCTGTCACAGCTAAGAAGTTAGCAGGGTATAGTGACAACACTCCCACTACATCTATAGTGGAGGGGTTGAAGGATGAAATATTTGATGCTACTAAAACGTACATGTCAAGGATTGGACCCAAAGCTGCAGTCGCTTATGGTAGGGCTTTGGACGATCCTACCCAGCTAGGTATAAAAGAAACACTAATGGCTGCAGGTCAGATACTTGATCGTGCAGGTGTAGTAAAAACAGAGAAAGTATCAGTAGAGTCTACAGGAGGTTTATTTATTTTACCACCTAAAGAGGATACCAATGCAGAATCTGACGAGTGAAAGACCTCTACAATATGAATATTGGACACTGCCTAAAGTACCTTTCAAGGTAAAACTGTGGCAGAGGATTCCAAAGATAAGTAAGAACATTCCTTTCGGATATGAAGTAGACCCAGAGGATGAGGATTGGTTAAACCCTATCCCAGAACAGTTAGAACTACTAGAGCTTGCAAAGAAACACGTAAAGCAATATAGTTTAAGACAGGTTGCTGCGTGGCTAACTACACAGTCAGGTAGAAGCATAACACACGATGGGCTAAAGAAAAGATTAGATGTCGAAAGAAAGCGAAAGAGGATTACTGCAATTAAACGCCAGTATGCCAAAAGGCTCGAAAAAGCGTTACGTCAAATCGAAATCCTTGAAAAAGAAAGACCTGGCTCCTACACCTACGAAGAAGACTGAGGTTAAACCAGCGCAAGCAAAGCCACCAGAGTTTGATGTAGAGTATGCACAAAGTGTTGTATTCAAGCCAAATCCTGGTCCTCAAACACAATACCTAGCATCCTCTGAGCGTGAAGTATTATACGGTGGTGCAGCAGGTGGCGGTAAAAGCTACGCAACACTAGCTGATCCGTTACGTAACTTAAATAATGAAGACTTCAGTGGTCTACTTGTGCGACACACAACAGAGGAACTTAGGGAGCTTATACAAAAAAGTCAAGAGCTATACCCTAAAGCAATACCTAACATAAAGTGGTCTGAGCGTAAGTCGCAATGGACTACACCAAGAGGCGGCACACTTTGGATGTCGTACTTGGACAGAGATACAGACGTGATGCGCTATCAAGGTCAGGCGTTTAATTACGTAGCATTTGACGAGTTGACACAGTGGAACAGTCCTTACTCGTGGAACTACATGAGATCCCGACTACGTAGTGCTAACAAAGACTTAGGTCTGTACATGAGAGCAACTACAAACCCAGGTGGTCCAGGTCACTCTTGGGTTAAGAAGATGTTCATTGACCCAGCAAAGCCTAACACGCCATTCTGGGCAACGGACATAGAGACTAGTGAGGTTCTGAAGTTTCCACAAGGGCATAGCAAAGCTGGTCAACCCCTATTCAAAAGAAGGTTCATACCTGCTAGTCTCTTTGATAATCCTTATTTAGCTGAGAGTGGTGACTACGAAGCCATGCTTCTATCACTGCCAGAGCATCAAAGAAAGCAACTACTAGAAGGGAACTGGGATGTAAACGAGGGAGCAGCATTTCCTGAGTTTAACAGAAAAATACACGTAGTAGACCCCTATGATATACCTAAAAGTTGGACTAGGTTTAGGGCATGTGACTACGGCTACGGAAGTTACACAGGAGTTGTTTGGTTGGCAGTAAGCCCAACTGAACAACTTGTAGTATATAGAGAGTTATACTGTTCAAGAGTTACGGCAACAGATTTAGCAGATATGATATTAGATGCAGAACAAGATGACAATATCAGGTACGGTGTGTTGGATAGCTCCCTGTGGCATAAACGTGGAGACACTGGCCCTTCTTTGGCTGAACAGATGAATCAGAAAGGCTTGCGTTGGAGGCCGTCTGATAGATCAAAAGGTTCAAGGGTGGCAGGTAAAAATGAGCTTCACCGCCGTTTGCAAGTGGACGAGTTTACTGAGGAGCCAAGACTAGTGTTCTTCTCTACTTGCAACAATATGATAGCTCAACTGCCAGGCCTACCTCTTGATAAAAGAAACCCAGAGGATGTAGATACAAACTCAGAAGACCACTTGTACGATGCTCTTAGGTATGGTATAATGACAAGACCACGTAGTTCTTTATGGGATTACAATCCTATGTCTCACAGAACAGGCTTCCAAGCCGCAGACTCAACGTTTGGATATTAACAATGAAAACATTTGTAGTAGTTATAAGTATGTGGGGGTACACTGGAGAAGAGTGGGTTTACACAGGCAATCAATATATCATGCAAGAAACGTTTACACAAGAACAGTGTAATATAATAGTTGATAACTCTAACTGGGAAAAGTATGAAGAGAATGAATACTACGGATTACAGTTTGACTGTTTTGAAAAGGATGACCGATAATGGCTACAACAGATAACGAACAAGCTGAACTATTTGAAACAGATGAAGTTTCTGTTATTCAAGACAAAGATGATTTAGATGCATCAAGTGTGGTAGCTTTTGTTACTTCTAAATTTAAAAAAGCAGAAGACGCTAGGTTTGCAGACGAGAACAGATGGTTACGTGCATATAGAAACTATCGTGGTATGTACAGCACAGACGTGCAGTTTACAGAAACTGAAAAGTCTCGTGTATTTATAAAGGTTACTAAAACTAAAACACTCGCTGCTTATGGACAAATAGTAGATGTTTTGTTTGGTAGCTCTCGTTTTCCCCTTACAGTTAATCCTACAACACTACCTGAAGGTGTAGCTGAGTCTATGCACATTAGCATAAACCCACAAACTGAACAAGCACAAGATCAGTTAGAGGATGCCTTTGGTAAAAAACCCCCAGTTACATTGTTGTTTGACCCAGACCAAAAACTAAAACCTGGCGAAACCATGTATGACCGCATGAAACGTATGGGTCCAATAGAGGATACGCTAGAGTATGCTTCAGATAAAATAATAGAAGGCCCAGGTACAACACAAGATACAGTTACATTCCATCCTGCTATGATTGCAGCTAAAAAGATGGAGAAAAAAATACATGATCAGTTAGAAGAAAGTGGCGCTAATAAACAACTGCGCCACACTTCTTTTGAGATGGCATTGTTTGGCACAGGGATTATGAAAGGTCCATTTGCCATAGACAAAGAGTATCCTAACTGGAATGAAGACGGTGAGTATGACCCAACAGTGAAGACTGTGCCATCTACAAGTCACGTATCTATTTGGAACTTCTATCCTGATCCAGATGCTTACAACATGGACGAAGTAGAATATGTAGTAGAGCGTCATCGTATGACACGTTCTCAGATGCGAGGACTAAAGTCTAGACCTTTCTTTAGAGAGGAGTCTATTAGTGAAGCTATAGACATGGGCGAATACTACGAAAAGAAATACTGGGAACAAGACATGGAGGACGATGCACAATATAGCAGCGCCCCATACAGATACGAAGTCCTAGAGTTTTGGGGATACGTAGACACAGACATACTAGAATCTCACGGCGTAGTAATACCAAAAGATGTACAAGACTCAGAACAGTTAAGTGTAAACGCTTGGATATGTAATGGTAAAGTTTTACGTTTAGTTCTTAACCCATTTAAACCAGCACGTATACCTTACTACGCTGTGCCGTATGAGTTAAACCCTTACTCATTCTTTGGTGTAGGTATCGCAGAAAACATGGATGATACGCAAACTTTAATGAATGGTTTTATGCGTATGGCTATTGACAACGCTGCACTATCTGGTAATCTTATAATCGAGGTAGATGAGACTAACCTAGTACCAGGCCAAGATCTATCTGTTTATCCTGGCAAGGTGTTTCGTAGACAGGGCGGTGCTCCTGGTCAAGGTATATTTGGCACTAAGTTTCCAAACGTTGCTGCAGAAAACATGCAGCTATTTGATAAGGCAAGGGTACTAGCAGATGAATCAACAGGCTTTCCATCTTTTGCACACGGTCAAACAGGCATACAAGGTGTGGGGCGTACTGCTTCTGGTATTTCTATGCTCATGTCTGCTGCCAACGGTAGCATACGGAATGTAGTTAAGAACGTAGATGACTATCTTATTGCACCTATGGGCAGAGCATTCTTTGCATTTAACATGCAGTTTGACTACGATGAAGGTATCAAGGGTGATTTAGAAGTAAAGGCACAAGGCACAGAAAGTCTTATGGCTAACGAGGTACGCTCCCAGCGCCTTATGCAGTTCTTAGGTGTAGCCTCTAATCCTATGCTACAGCCGTTTGTAAAGTCAGACTACATCATTCGTGAGATAGCTAAAAGCATGGACTTAGATCCTGACAAAGTAACTAACTCACTTGGTGACGCAGCTATACAAGCTGAGATACTCAAGAAGTTTGCTGCACCACCAGAGCCACCTGAAGGTATAGCTCCACTTGAAACTCCTGAACAAGAAGGACAACAACCTGCTCCAACACCACCAGCAGGTACAGGAGTACAAGATACTACAGGTGCAGGTGGAGGAACGATAGGCACAGGCACAGTTCCAACGCCAGGTGAACAAGGGTTTACAGGTACATGATAGTAAAAAAACTAGTAAATGACAAGCCTCTTTGGGATGGGTTTGTTGATGTACTTAATCAAAAGATAGAAGTAGCGCAGCGCAAACTAGAACAAGAAACATCTATGGAGGGTGTGTATCGTGCTCAAGGTGAGATAGCTGCTCTAAGAAGATTGACATTTTTAAGGGATGAAATAAATGGCAGAGACTGACGCACCAATGTTTCAATCTACACGTTCTATGAAACGTGAGATGGATGAGATACTCAGTGAGAAACAAGATCCTGTAAGTGGTAACGTAGCACCTGTTGGAGCTACACCAGAAGAAGTTAGAGATGACATACCTATCATGGCAAGCCCCAATGAGTTTATGATAGATGCAGCTACTAGACGTTACTACGGAACACCCTTCTTTGAGAACTTACAGGCTGCAGCTAAACAAGGTTTCCAACGTATCAAAAAAGGTGAGGAGTCTTTCTTTAGAGATGACGAGCTAGAAGTAGAAGAAGCTGCAGAAAAAGTTACATCAGGTGGCTCACCACAACAAATGCAAGAGGGTGGTGAAATAGATAAAATACAAGACAAAGAAATACCTGCACCAGTTGGAGGTGGCTTTGGGGCATATGGTGGAACAGGTCCAATCTTTACTGGCTTTGAATATAAGATATACATTGATCCTGAGACAGGAAGAGAAATACAAATAATCTTTTTTAATGGTAGACCTCTCTCTCCTATACCAGAAGGATTTATACTTAAAGGTGATACAGCCGTAGAAGTACAAAAACAAAAAACAGAAACATCAAGAGATGATGACGATGATGACAGACCAGATATTCCTAGAACGTGGGAAAACAAACCTGCTAGTAAATGGACAGCAAAAGATTTTCAACAATATGCTAGTGATATGTCTAAGCTTGCAACTGAAGATATAGGTGCAGTCACGGCTGCAGATAGAATAATTTTAGGTTTTGTTGGAAACTCCTTTGCGCCAGGTTTAGGTTTGGGTTTAATAACACAAGCTAAAAGAATAAAAAGAATGCAAGCAAAATCAATTAACAACAAGATAAATGATTTATTATCACAAGGTGTTGATGCAGACGGTAATCCACTGACAGATGAAACAAATAATATTTTGTTTCGAGCACAACAAGCAGCTAATCAACAAGATGCAAACGCAGGTGGAATGACTTCTTCAGGTGTACCTATAACAGATCAACCTTTCTATCAAACAGAATCAGGTGAAATAGATTACGATGCATTAATGCCACCAGGTGTTTCTGATGACGATGATGATGATGATCTACCTACACCAGATGAGGCTATAGAACAAGTTAGACAAGAGCAGGAAGATGATCCCACAGAAGAAAAAGAAGAAATAGAAGTAGACTTTAGATAAATAAAACTAAATCCATATAACAATAAGGCTACCCAGCTACGGCTGGCCCCAACATAAGGAGTAATAACATGCCAGAACTAACAGAAGTGGAAACACCAAAAAATGCAGGATTTGTACAACATAAATCTACAAAAAATGCAAACAAGAAACGAATAGAAAAGGATGAGGCAGAACTCAAAGCCCTCATGGAGGGAGATACAGAACAGCCCACCGAAGAGGAAAGTACCGAAGCGAAAGAGGCCGATACAGAAGTTAAAGAAGAAACGCTATCTGCTGAAGAAAGAACGTATAAGAAACGGTACAGTGACTTACGCAAGCACTTAAACAAACAGTCTGAGGAAATAAAAGAACTAAAAGCTCAGATGGAAAATGCTGCTAAAGGAGAGATACGTCCACCTAAATCAGATGAAGAGATAGATGCGTGGGCTAAAAAATATCCAGAGATAGCACAGATTGTAGAAACAAAGGCTGCTAAGATAGCAGAAGAAAAGTTTGCAAAGGCAGACAAAAGGCTACAAGAAATAGATAAGCTAAACGCTGAAACCCAGCGCACAAAAGCAGAGAGTGCCATACGTAAGATGCACCCTGACTTTGATGAACTGCGTGAGAGCGATGACTTTCATAACTGGGCAGGAGAACAACCCAAGTGGGTACAGGATGCTCTGTACGAAAATCAAGACGATCCAAGATCAGTTGTACGTGTTATTGATCTATTTAAGATTGACAACGGTATGGATCTCAAGTCTAAAAAGAAAAGTACTAAAGAAGCTGCATCTCAAGTTAAAACAAAGAGAAGCACTAAGATTGATGACGAAGGTGTATCAGGACAGATATTAGAGTCGCAGGTACAAAAAATGTCATCAAGAGAATACGAAGCAAAATCAGAAGAAATCATGGAAGCTATACGATCAGGTAAGTTTGTTTATGATGTTTCTGGTGGCGCAAGGTAAAAAAACTATTGACATAGTAAATTAAGTATATATAACTATGTTTATGAAGTAAAAGCATAAAGCCCTATTGTAGAGATATAGCTACCTTTATGCTTTTCTTAACTAAGCCCGACTACTAAGACAAGACCTACCTAATAAAGTATAGGCCCGATATCTTACACAAAGGCCAACGTGTAAGGTACTCGCACCCTAGAACTATTAGCCTCTTTCAAAGTGTTACGCTTAATAACTAAGCCTATACATCTATATGGAGGATTTAATCATGGCTTTTCAAACCGCATCAGGTTATGGCAATTTACCTAACGGTAATTTCTCGCCAATAATCTACTCCAAACAGGTACAGCTTGCGTTCCGCAAAGCTGCTACTGTAGGAGATATAACTAACTCTGATTATTTCGGAGAGATTAGCGCACAAGGTGATACTGTGCGTATAATCAAAGAGCCTGAAATCTCAGTTCAAGCTTATTCTCGTGGCACAACAGTCACAGCACAAGACCTTGACGATGAAGATTTTCAGTTAGTCGTAGACAAAAGCAACTACTTTGCTTTTAAGATGGACGATATTGAAGAAGCTCACTCACATGTGAACTTCATGCAACTTGCTACAGATCGTGCAGCATACAGACTAGCTGATCAGTATGACCAAGAAGTTCTTGGCTATCTATCAGGTTTTAAACAATCTGCACTACACGCAAAAGCTGATACAGCTAACACAACCGTTAATGGTACAAAAGCTGTAATCACTGCAGGTTCAGACGAGTTGTTGACATCAATGAAACTCCGCAAGGATTCATTTGGTAATATTACAACATCATCTGCTGGAGATCACTCGATCCCAGTGACTGCACGTATGCCAGGCGCTACGTCTTTACCGACAGCTACAGTTTCACCTGCAATGATCATTGCTAGAATGAAACGTTTGCTTGATCAACAACAAGTTGATACGCAAGGTAGATGGCTGGTAATTGACCCAGTGTTTATGGAAATCCTATCAGACGAAGACTCTCGATTTATGAATGGAGATTATGGTGAGTCTGGTGGACTACGTAACGGTCTTGTAATCAACAACTTTCACGGCTTCCGTTTGTACGTGTCATCTAACCTACCAGCAGTAGGTACAGGGCCAGGTACATCAGGAACAGCAAACCAAAATGCTAACTTTGGTGTGATTGTTGCTGGACATGATTCTGCTGTGGCAACTGCAGAGCAGATCAACAAGACAGAAACATATCGTGACCCTGACAGCTTTGCTGACATTGTTCGTGGTATGCATCTATATGGCAGAAAGATTCTTCGTCCAGAAGCAATCACAACTGCTAAATACAACGCAGCGTAAGAAGGGAGATTGAATAATGGCTACTATTTCAATGAGCACGAACTCAGCCTCTACTTCCAACAATGGCGGTACTGGCAATAAGCAGCTTCGTGGC